GTCTCTTGGTCTGATTTCCTCACCCGATATTACCTGTCCCGCAAACTCACCAGTACCCCCAAGCCCTGCTTGAACCAAGGTTTCTGCCGCAGCCACCTTCATGGCTCTGTTTGTCGCTGATTTACCTACAGATTTTACGAGTACGTTACCTACTTTACCCGCAGTACCCCCCGATATAGCATCGAATACCGCGATAGGGATACCACGCTTGAGGCCTTTCTCTCGTGCCTTAGACATTATTCTTTGGTCACGTGATGCTTCCCTTAGTTGATCTGGAGAAGTGACGTCTACGCCCTCCTCACGAAGTACATCCATAATAGAATGACCATACTCAAGAGCCAATGATGTTCCACCAAAGTATCCTGCTATAGCACCAGTAGTTGCACCTGCCGCTGTACCTGCACCGGGAATAACAGAGCCTACTCCTGCACCTACACCAGCACCTGCCGCTGCACCTCTGACACCAGTCTCATACGCAGTAGCCATAGAGATTAATGACTCTGGTATAGTGCGTATTACATCAAGCACAAAACTACCTACAGGATTATCGGTGTCGTATAGGTAGTCTTCTTCTTTTGGTGCGTCTCTTTGAACTATGTTGTTGAGGTAGGCTATCTTTTCGTAGTCCATCACCCCTGTGATTTCTGCCTCTTGTATTTCGTTAGCAAGAATACCACCAGATACAGCGCGATTCCACAATCTACCTAACTCACTTGGGTTATCGTCAATGATTAACCAGTGGTCTTTCATCTTGCGATTAACAGGACGTTGAGACTCTATGGTTTTGTAGTATTGACTGGCTAAATTGTACGCGTCATCAGACAACTTACCCTGCATTTGCTCAAGGGTAACACCGCGTTCCTGTGCTGACTTTACAGCATCTAACAAACCAGAAGAAACCGCCTTTGAATCAGAGTCGAGTCGAGTAGATAGAGATACCGTACCGTTTACCGAAGGCTCTGATGCTGATACCGAAGGACTGGCGATCTGAGAATCTTCGGTACCATCTTTTTTTTTTGAAAAGAAATCTTGTGCGACAACCATTGCGTCATCGCTAAGTTTACCCTGCATCTGCTCAAGGGTTACCCCTCTATTGTACGCGGACTCAAGTGCTTCTAATAACTGCTCGTCTTCCATTAAATATCAATTTTCAATTGTAGTCTTAATTCATTGCGAACTTTAGCCAATTCGTTTTTACGCTCAGTAGGTGTCATCGTGTCCCATTTTCTGCGTTGACGACCATTGAGTTCAACTGTCTCGCTGTTACGATTTACTGCTTCATCCATGATGAAGTTCCGCTGTGCTGGCTTGCTCATGTCACTCCACTCGTCTACTGTGATTTCAATTGTAGGCTCTGCAGTAGAACCTTGTGGACGTACAAACTGACCTGCCATTGTACCTTGGTCGGATGTCCCGACACCCTTGGGAGCAGCAGGGCCTTGCATTACGCCTGTTTCGCTTGTCTCGACTTCCATTTCACCAAGGACATTTATATCTCCCTGGAAGTTTTGCTGTGGCTCACGACCCGCAAAGTTTGCCGACCACATAGGTAGCATATTGTTGTATGTCTGACGAATCTTATCTGCTTGCTTGGCGTTACTCAATCCATTCAACGGTATTTCAGATGCGTCTACCACTGTTCTAGCAACGTGAGTTTCAGTTTTATTACTCCTGTTCTTTACTGACTGATTAGTTCTAATAATAGCAATCATCTTCCCGTCTTGGTCTATACCAATGCTCTCGATATAATTTTGATTACCATTCACGTCTCTGTACATAGGTTGTGTGCCCTCTATACTCGCGTGAATTGCCATGTTAGCGTTAGCCAATTCTGGGTCACTAGTTTTTAAAACATTTCCATTGGCGTCTGGAGTAATAGGTGGCATGTATTGTAAATCACCAGCCTCTACAACAAATCCACTGTACCCAGAAGCGTTCGACGCTGCCCTCGATTCTTCTGCTTGTATTCTTGATTTGGTTCTGTAGTCAGAGAGTTCCGCTTGACGCTTCTCCCGCTCTGTTGTTATATCTTCAGCCAACATATTTTGCAAAGAACCAGTAACATACTGCGCGTACTGACCTATGTATCCTTCACGCTCTTCATCTGATAGGTTTCTAATTTTAGAAAGGTCATCCATAGAACCGTTTAAACCACCGAGTTGGTGGAGTACGTATGCAATGGCCTGGTCTTCTTCTTGTTGTGACAGAGAATTACTATTGAACCATGCGGTAACACTGGAGGCTACTGAATCTGGGTCAATCTCTCCAGATCCACTCATGTCGTAGAAGTTATTGATACCACCAGAGGTTTTCAAGTTCTCCAGTATCATGCCTGCTGCTGCGTTAGGAGCAATCTCTGGCAAAGAAAATCTTCGGAACTCATTTAGTGATGGTAATTCACCCGCTACTAAACCTATGTTTTGAGCACTCACCTGTACATTACGTGCATCTTCTAATTGAGACATTAAATCAGCAGGGTCATTGTATGCATTTGGGTCTGCTAGTATAGATGCCTCTAAATCATTAACAGTGTTTGCGTATTCAAGAGCATCGGCAGCGTGTTGCTTGTAGTTATTATACAGCCGCTGTCTTCGGGCCTTTGCCTCAAGAGACATATCTCCCTGATCCAGGTCGGATTCAATAGCATCCCACTCTGCTTGCAGTTCATCCTGCATACCCGTAGTGAAAGCACCACGTTCCTGTTGGAACTGGTTAAGGTATTGTAGTTTCTTCTCTTCTTCTAACTCGCGACGGGCCTTGGCGTTTCTGTACACCGCACCATAATCTACTTGTGGTACCTGGCCCACCGCCATGAATGTGGATGTATCAGCCATTATTTAAATTGTTCTTTGTTTAGTAAGTTACGAACGAATTCGTGTAGTTCGGTATCTCCTGCCTTAGAAAGTTTACGCATTTCTTCAGCCTGCTCTGGGTTAAATATGTATTCTCCTCCAGTCATCTCCCCGATTTTTGCTCCCTCTTGAACGATATCTATAGGATTGTCATCATGCGAGAACTCTCCTGGTGTTTTCTGAATACCACCTTCTTCCATTGGTCTGATAGCATCTAGTTCATCAACCATTTCATCGGTGATAACATTTGATTCATCCTCCAGTATATTGAAAGATGCTGCTTTATCTGCCTTGGTCTGTTTAGTAAAATCTATAAGCCCTTGCTGTGTTCCCTGCAGAGCAGCGTTAGACATAGCGGTTAAAGCATCTGTCTTCGGGGCAACAGGATTAGTAGCAGGTAGTTCCAATGCTTCTGGCTTCTTCTTTTTAAATCCAGTTTTTGCAACCGAGCCAAGAATTTCTGCCCCACCTTGGATTGCAGTTGATACACCACCTATAGTTGTTTGTCTTGCTGCATCTGCTGCACGACTAAGCCTGTTTAAGTTAAGACGGGCCTGCTGGTTTTGACCTGCGGTTAAAGATGTTTCGTCAAGCGTAGGGACGCTGTTAATAGCACGATTCGAGGCTAATTCTGTTGCTCTCATTAAGCCAGGTGTTGCTGACTGAAGAGCACGAGCGCCACCCTGTGATGCTAAACGGTCTGCCGCTGTAGCCTGTGCGCGTAATGCTGAATCCACACCCGCTTGAGCATCACTTGTTTGACGTGCAATTCTTTGGCGTGCCGCTTGTGATCTGATTGGGCCAGTGGCTGCTTCGTCTGCCTGTGCCATTTTCTTTTTGGCTTGACGCTCTTGATACGCACCGTATGCTGCTGTACCGAGCCCTGCCGCTACATTTATTAGGCCTCCTACAAAATAATTTTTCATCTTTTTCATAATACAAAAATACTGATAATACTATTGCCCTTGCTGGTTGTGTAAATTGGACTTAGTGTATATAAAGTTTATAGCATACAACTCATGCTTTGAGGTTGTGGAGTTTACAAACCTGCCCTTCAAGTAATAGTCTCGCAAAGAGTCACCTTCAATAGCAGAATTAGCAATCAATACAATCTCATCATTAGCAGTAACACCACTTACGGTTCCGTTACACTGTAATACTTTCTCTCCATCAAGGGCTGTGGCATATAGATTTAGTGGTACCAGATTGGCCCCGCTAACTTTAAATAATGCTGTTGTTACACCCAGCGGAAATCCTATACTGTTAATTGCGTTCTTAAATGTTATCTTATCTGTAGCAATAGATGCCGCAGACCCTAAGCCAAAGACCTCAGACGTTCCGCTAATGGAACTAATATTTGCTGTTGCTGTATAAGACACATTGTTAGTTGAGTCCTGGTGTAAGGGTGCGTAGTAAAACCCTTCTTTCTCCTCCCATATAGAAGTAGCAATCGTGCTTGTTTGGTCAACATTAGTTAGTGTTACACTCCAATCTTTATTGTCACCCTCAAGGCTTACCGCTTCGTAGACCTTGACCATAGATGGATTGAAGTTAGAAATACACTCTACAATACTATCTCCTGCAACACCATAGAATGTATTACGGGTAGCATCTGGATTATGCTCATATATACCGCCGTTTTTAAAGGTGTATAACCTGTCGGAAAGACCTATTATATTTTCTGCTTGATAAGAATATCTTGTGCTCCAGTAATCAGACTTTACATCATAGGCTATAGTGAACTCTGCAAGAGTCTCTGATGTATTGCTTATAGTTAAAGAAGATTGACCTGCACTATCGGGAGTTACCACACCAGTAACCTGATCGTATCTCCCTGTATGATACGCCTGGTAAGCCGATGAGGTAATTAATATAGGTATGCTTGTAGTCACGCCAGTAATGCTCGGAGATTGATCCTCAGACAGTCCTACGATAGGGTTGTTAGTCAAGGTGTCGATAAGCAACAATCCTTTACCTGCGTCCTGCCATTCCTGTTCAGCACATTCCCAGTTTACAGCGTATGTATTCCAATCAAAGGTTAGTGAGTCATCATACACAGCGCTCACGTTGATTAGATTGCCGTCCTCGTTTGTTTTACCAAGTCCAGTTGCGGTTGTGCCACTACACGAATCATCTATTGAAATGGTGCTCGAGAACAAAGCGGGTGAACTAATGATGTACTCATAGTTTTCGCGGTCTACTCCTGCTATATACTTTCTGTTTTTAGCAGATGGGTTAGCCGAGAACATTTTGTTTTTAAAGAAGTTGTCTACCAGTTGCTCACTGATTAGATCTAGTCCACTCTGGAAGTTTATACGAGCAACCTTGCCCGCCTTAGCGTCAACAAAGAACACATACCCTCTGTACCACGACACGGACTCCGGGTTATTGTTACACCCGTATTCTCCGACATAGTATTTCACCGGGCCGAGTATCATATTAGTAGCAGTCAAAGATTCTCCATCGTTCGCTGTTAATATGTTTCTTCTTACGGGTACTATACCTGCTCTTCGCTCATGTATTACGTACAAGAACTCATCGTATGGTACTAAAGATTTTATGGAACCGTAATCGTATGACAGGTCTTTGTAGTTTAACTCGGTAAGATTAAAAGAAGATAAGCCAAGTCGTGTGTTCTCAAATGCAAACGGCTCTGAATAAGTAATAGAGCCAAACCTTTTTAAGGTGGTCGCTGTTGGGAGATATGGGAAAGGTTTACCTAACGATGTGTAGTTTGATTTATAAAAGTCACTCACCCGTGGGTCTTCTACAAAGTCAACAATCGCATTCTGAGAATAGGCTTGCGCCATGTTTCTCCATACATCACCCTTTCGTGGTGCGCTTCCGTAAAACAGTGTGCGCAATCTAAAGTACGAGTCGCCCTGGCTAAACTGAACAACAGACCCTGGGTTGGTTACGGCCATGCTGTAGACAGTGGTAGGATTAAATGTCCCAGACTGTACTTCTCCGTAAAGTTTAAAAGGATAAGTTGTATCGTCATTGAAAATAACATTGCCTACCTTGATTACAGCCCCGCCAGGGATTTCTATAAAATCCCCCTTAAAAACTCTTTTATCTACTTCAGCAACAACAGTGTTTGGTGTACCAGCGGATACTGACTCGACCTTGACGCTTAACAATGTGCCTGTACGTTGAGTCTGGGGTAATCTACGGTTGTCTACAGCAAGGTTCTCTCCTATTTCGTAATAGAATGTTTCCTCAAACGCACCAGACTCTCTGTATATTTCTATCACACACTTGTTGTTCCATTTTGAAACCCCTTTTAGTATGCTCGTTGTGTTCCACTCTTGTGTATTGTTGTCCTCTATAACAAGGAAGTCTCCTGTTGTGTTTTGTATAGCGGCCTTAGAACTTCTGTCTAGAAGAGGGTTTGTTGCAGGATCTGCAATAAGCGTGACGGTCTTAGCGACCTTCCAGGTTGACGTTTCTTTTAAGTCGTCACCATACCTAACTATTCTGATTCGGTCACCCTCTGCGAATCCGTAGTTAATTAACGCTCCAGTTTGATTGTCGTATGAATTCGCTCTACTCTGTAATGTACCTAGAGAAAGGTATATGTTTTGCGAGGAGCCAAACGAACCAGCGTCTGCGTCATTTAACGCAATATAGGCACCTCCTATTGAGTACTGTACTTTGTTTACTATAGACCCCTGTCCTGCATAAACTATACTGTATCGTTCAGCCCAGTCGGGACAAGTAAAGGTGTCATCAAACCGAACAACTATATCTGCTCTTCCATCAAGGGAGTTCTCGTCTGAGCGATTGTTTGTGTGCTCTATAAAAACCTCATTGTCTAAGGGCTGAACACCGGCTGGTCTTCCTTTGTCGTCAAAAAACAAAAGCCCAAACTCATGGCTAGAACCAGATTTAAAGCAGCGATAGCCGTCCATTTCGTCCTCATCAATAAGGAAGCAGCCGCCTGGATTGACCGAGGAGCCAACCCTGTCTACAGTGAAAAATTTTCTTTGAGTCTGAGGGTTGGTAATTTGCACCCATTCTCCGGCTAAGTTTTGCACTCTTCCGGTAAAATCAATGTCGTTAGTAAATCCATCTATGTTTCTTTCTAACACATCAAACTGAGAGACTACCTGATCGCCGTTTATAATTTGAGACTCACGTGTTCCAAAAACCAACTTGTCTACCTTGAAGGTAACATGATTCATGGTTACGCCATAGTAGTCTTTAGTGGGCACAGGGAAACCTGTATCTACTCTTCTTATCCAAGCGTTTCCTGTTCCTTTAAACGCTGCTGATTCGTCCGTAAATGTGGTCTGTCCACCTGTAAATAAATTACTAAATCCAGCCTCTCCGTTTTGTGGAGTAAACTGTATTGGATATAACCCCTCAATAGTTTCCCTAACTAGCGCCTTTACTTGAGCCTGGGTTGTACCTTTTTTTACTTTGATAATTTCCCTTACCTGCACGCCGCTACTCACAACCTTTATACCCCCTACAATTTTACGTATGGCTATGGTTTTTTCAGTACTGTCTGACGTTCCTTTTTGAGCAATAAAGGTTACAACAGGCGGGCTGTTCAAAAATCCACCATCTAGGTCTACTGCTGCTTGGTTTATATTGCCATCGTTTAAGTAACGTATTCCTGCTAACGCCTTAAGTTCAGTTGCTTTAGAAAGATTTTGCGAGGTACCTCCGGTTTCATTGTCGTAAACCCGTATTCCTGGAGCAAAACTTGTAAAATTGTAATCCTTGTTGTTGCCTTCGTTGTTCCTAATAACAACAGGCCCGTCCTGCCAGGAGAAGGAAAGCAAAAGAGAACTATCCTCAGATATGACTGACGGTATGTTTGCAAAGTCTACAGAGAATTGATTTTGGAAAGCATCATACTTCTCTATAGGTATGTTAAAAGTGTTTGGTTTATTATAGTAATTAGGCACCGCTGTCATTCCACCTGTACCTGTGTTTGGATAACCATCTGTGTATCCCCCGTAGAACAAACGGCCCTGCGACATCGCTTGGCTATCTGCACGCTGAGGTACATTTGAGTATGTATTATCCTGGACTATAGCGGACAAGCCTTTATAGTTAGAGTCGTTACGGAATGTGCGAACCTGTGTTCCTGATCCGTGCACATTAGGTATGCTTTCTATCAAGAAAAACGCGCTGTCCTTATCACCCTGTCTTGCGTAAATGTTAATGTTCTTTACATCAAGTTCTGAGTTTGTTACCGTAATTTTTATTTCGTTCCAATAATTTCTTGCACCAGCATCTATGAATCCGTCTTTCAATTGGGACTTAGATATAGCCAGTTCAGAGTATGGGCTTAACGCTGTTTCCTCTCCGTCATAGTACTCGTATTGATACGCAAACTGAAAGTTCTTTTCGAATATGTCGTTCTGAGGATAATCTGGATTATTGTTGAATACTGTTGTTGGAGGAAGTAATGGAGGCTGCTTTGCTACAGTGATGTAGTTTCTGCGTTGTTGAGTTGTCCCGTTAGAGAAAGTGCCAGGATACCCTCCTGCTCCAGATATACTTTGTTCTGCTAGGGTAGCGTTTATTTTCTTAGGCGCCGTCTGTCCATCATTAAAGTAAAGCAAGATATCTCTGTTTGACATCTCAACTATAGACGCATACACGAAACCATCCTCAGTAAAATTAAGAACGGAGTCTTCATAAACTAGGTAGGTCTTCTTGGCGTTCTGGTCATAGCGAAGTATCGTATGATCCTGGTTGCTGTTCCAAACAAAATAATACACCTGTGCTGCGGAATCATCACCGACACTACCGATAGTGAGATTTGTACCCGAGGGCATTGAGCCGTTTTCAATACTTGCTGAACGATGTGTGTTACCCCATGAGTTTTTTAACACAAGCGCCTCACCGTCGGCGTCGATAGACACACGAATGTTTTGCGCATCCGTCATTTCCACTCGGGTAACTAGACGCTCATCATCATCTTTGTTTAGAGAGCGAGGAAGTAGTTTATCTATAGAAGCCATCTATTACGCTTTAGGGCTTAGTTTGAAGTTTCTGCGGGTAACGCTCAATGCATCAAACTTATTAAAGGACTTGAGCCTTGCGTTAGCCAGGCGTCTTTCATTATAGTATTCTGCACGTGCCCGCTGTTTCTCGTTAGCCGGTACGCTGGCCTTGCGTTGTATTGTGTGGTAGTAGACATATGCGCGTAATGCTTGCTCCGCAAAAACAGGGACGCAAGGATTGTCGCATTTGGCTGCATCTGATATATACTCAAGAACAACTTGTGTTGTATTAGATACAAGTGATATCTCTATCCGACATTCTTCCCAGTTAATTCTGTACTCACCAGCACCTTGACCACCGCCAAGACCGTAGAGGCGACCCATTGTATTCTCATATAAAAAGTTTCTAAAAACATAGGAGTCAAAACCAAGTAGATAATCTGGAATAGCATCAGCGGGTTGATCTGGTAGTATGTTCATGTTGGGGTTTTCTGCAAACACATACACCAACCCATCGTTTCCAAGTTGACCAATCTTAACCATCTCCACGAAGTCAGAGGGTAAATCAACTGTGCCTAGCGATTGGTTTACGTCCAACAGAGTTGTCTTAATATTATGAGACATGTCAAATCCAAATTCACGTATGCCTCGCAACGCGTATTGACGTAACATATAATCAGATGCGGCTGACCCGTAGTCATCCATATCCACACTCATGATGTAATCGTTGATTACTTTATCTACTGTAACGTATGCCTGGCTCATTATCTACTTTCGTCTTTAGTGGTTTCTGAAGAGCCGTAGTTGTACACATCGCTGTCACGTAAATTTACACCAGCAAGTGTAAGTATCTCGTTGACGAGTTCAGTGAAGTACTGCTCTGGTAATTCAAAGTCCACACTATTGGCTGAAGAATAAATCTCTACACCAGCAACAGATGAAGTATAACCAAACTTAGGGGACTGTGATGTCTTTGCACCAGTGTCTGGAAGAATGCCTTGTGGTACTTTGTAATATCTTAAGTTAATCTTAGCGATGCTCGTATTCACATTTGGAAATACCTCTATGTCGTTTGCTATTAGAGCGACAGGAGCGTCATCAGAGGGTGCTGATAAATCGCTGTTAAGTATTCTGTCAATGTGGTCTTCATTGTATACAAGAGATACTAGTGACTGCTTCTGTACACCGAGAATCTTTTTCCCTATAGTTGATATAGATATGACACGTGCAAAGTCACTTGGTTTAGCAACCGTTCCGCTCGAAAGGGTTAATTCAACCTTCTTAGCGAAGGTCGATAGGTCTTCCTCTACTTTTTTTGAGAAGGCAAACTGACGCGGGCCATCAATAGCCATGCGGCGCATTCTGTTTGCCATTGATATATCATCAAACAATCTGTTGAACAGATTCATCTGTGCCACACCTGCGAACTGATTAAATATAGAGGGAGTTATAAACCCTCTCTGGTCTTTGTTCGCTATATCTTTTACTGCTTTATATACTCTTTCTACACTTGCCATATGCCTTGAGGCTTTGTAGCAAATATACGAATAAAAAAGGGGGCCTTACGGGGCCCCCTTTCTTGCATTAACCGATTCTCATTACTATGCCTATGTACTGAGATAAGACAAACTTACGAAAGTTTTTCTAATCTAGAAAGGAGTTCTTCGTAAACCGGAACGCCTTTCTCAGTGAGACAGAAACGAACCATAATATCTACAGGATCCTGCCCTGCAGGAACTGATAGAATTAATCTGCCGCTGTCAAACCAATATACTCCGTCTGGCTTTGCTGCCAAAATCTGGAAGTCTGATCCTTGAATAACAGCGGAACGTACTTTTACACGTGGGTCATCGAACATTGATATAAACTGAGCGGGGTTTGTTTTAGCCTCTCTCAGTAACTCACGACGAATCTCAATCATCTTCTGCTCGATGTTGATGCCAAGGGCAATCGCTACCGATAAAATCTCATCAGAGTCTTTATTGCGAACCAACGCAATAGCATCGTGTGTTAAAAATTCTTGCTCTACTTGTTCTTCAGAGTCTGTGCTGTTGTCGACAAGTTTGAATTTGTTACCACCATTAGCCACATTGCTTGGGTGCTTGTCTAAGAACTCCATGAGGTTTGGTTGTGACACGTTCACCGCAAGTAATCCGTTATTGAAAGCAATATGAGAACGTCTAGCACTTGGGCTTTGTTCTTCCTTATAAATACTAGACTCCCCTGGGCAGTATCTAATAGCACGCACAGTGTTTGACTCTGCGTCGAATACTGTTGCCTCTGTTCTTAGTTTGAATATGATACCTCCACCTTTGATAATCTCGTACACCTTCTGTGATGGAGCGGTAGGGGTTTTTTTGATAGCGCTGTAACCCTTCTTGGGCGCAGTCTTTTTATTTGCCGCAGGTGCAGCCTTTGCTTGTGTTGCCATTTTAATAGAATTAAATAATTAAAAAAAGGAGAGGGGCAACGCCCCCCTCCGATGTTTGTTCTCCTTATGCAGTGATAAGGATGTGTTGGTTTGCTGCACGAGTAACCAATGCACACTCAGAACGGTAGTTGAACTGAAGGCTATCTTCGTTGGTGTTGTTTACACCTAAGATAGAACCTGTCATCCAGTGCTCCATTTCGCGAGAGTAACCGTTAGTGTCTTTGTAGTTTAACTCCAAAGCAGCAGCACGATCGCCTGTCTTAGGATCAACAACAGTTGTTAACGGAATCATTGCTCCCAAGTAGTGTGCGTTCGCAGAACCTAATAGTGTTGGTTCGTTCAACAATTTCCAAGAGTGCTTGTGGAATGTGTATCCACCACGCTTGAATGAGTCGAAACCAAGTTCTGATCCACGTCCACCGAATGCACCGATACCAGTGGTTACGTTAGTGAAACCTGCAGCACCATTTAATGAAGCAACCATGTCGTCAATCTCTAATGCTTGAGAAGAGTTTACGTACATAGCGTACTCTGGAGCAGCACCTTGCTGGTCTAGTGTTTCAATCAACGTGTCCATTTGAGTGAACGTAGTGATTTCACCATCTTGTACAATACCACGGTCTTCGATAGCAGCGAAGTAACCTTCACCCGCTGTTGGGTTGCCACCGATGTTTGTAGTTGTCAATGTATTGGTGATTGTCTCACCTAGCAACAACATCATTTCACGCTTGTCGAGGAAACGAGCACGAGTGTCCATTTCTCCTTTTACGTACCAGCGGTAGTCGCCGTTACCTACGTTAACCCAACCAATGTTAGTTGCTTGAGAACCTGTAACCTTGAATACTTCCTTGATAATGTTGTAAGAGTTTGTACGCTTGATTACGTTTGACTCTAGGTAACCAGCGTTCTGATCAGATCCTTGAGCGAACAAGTTACCGATTACTGGAAGGTTGTAAGCACCAGTCGCTGCAGTTGCACCGATGTTGCCACTTAGAATCTCAACAGTGTAAGAAGCAGTAGCAGCGTGACCAATCTCACCTGTTGGAGAGATAGCAGTTACGATACCACGCTCTTTGCCGTTCCATAATACAACGTCGTTCAAACGCAATACGTTAGCATCACTTGTTGCTTTAGTTAAAGTCAAGGTAGTAGCCGCTGATGCCGCTGTTGCTGCCAAGTTAACTGAAGCGTAAGAGTGTAGACGAGTTTCTTCCCAGTACTGTACAGCGTCAGCAGTTCCGCTTGCGCGTACTGCACCTGTAAGACTTAAGAAACCTGTAAGTCCACCAGAGATTTGCTGGTAACCATAGGTCTTAACCAATTGGTCACGGTTATCTGGTGCGTTGATTTCGTCAATGAAATCAGCCAACGAAGTGTACTTCGCTGGGTCAAGGCGACGGAATACCGCTGCTTTGTTGTCGTTAAATACCGGAGGGTACGAATTTGCCATGATAATATTTTTTTATAGCAGTTATTTTAAAAACATTTGCGGACGTCCTAACGCATCAAGTACTTGTTGTGTTAGCGAGTCCTGTTGACTCATATTAGGATTAGCCTGCGGTTGTTGCGGGTCTATGTTAGCAGCCTTCTCAACGATGGTACGCTGACCATCACTAAGACCTTGTGAGTAAATGCTGTTTAGAATTTGTGGCAGATTGTCTGTCACTGTTCTATGCATGTTCCACAAGTCGTGATCCCATTGACCTTCACTTCCAACATACTTATCGAAATACGAAGTCATGTCGCTGTTAGATTTACCAAGTTCGTTTCGATAATCTTGCGGTACCCCAAAGTTGAATCCTTTACCACCTGGTAAATCAAAAGCAATTTCGCTTAATTCACTAAGTGATCTTTGATTCGCATTGAGCCAAGAATCATCGAAGGGATTTGGTTCCTCTTCGGCTGGTGTAGAAGCCTGCACAGCAGGTGTGGTGTAATCATTACGGAGTTCACCAATACTGTTGCGCGCCTTCTCTGCATCAATCTTCAACTGCAGGTTTGCAAGTCTTACTTCTTCGTCGTTATACATTGAGTCATCGGTCTTATACTTAGAGTTGATTAGTAAATCAATCTCGTCGTTTGCCAATGATGGATATTCACTTGCCATTTGTACACGCATCGCAGTGCGATCATCCATTTCGGATGGATCTAATGCCTGGTAGCGGAACCAATCTTCTGGTGAACGTCCAGTCTTCTCAACGAAGTCAGCAATAACTTGAATTCGTGGGTCGATTTCTGTTGCAGTTATTGATTCAGTACTGTCTACCTGCTGTGGAGTCTCTGTTTGCGTTTCGCTCAGAGCACCAAAGAAAGTTTCGAGTGCTGATAAATCCTCATTAAAAGAACTTTGCTCTTGCTGTACAGGGTCTGGTGTGGACTCCTGTACGGGAGCGGTTTCTTGTTGAACCTCTTGAGCAGCGGGTGCAGGTTCTGCATTTGCTACTGGTGCGCTCGGCTCGGGCGCTGTTTGTTTCTCAACCGGTGGCTGTTCGGCCTGCGGTTGTTCTGGTTGCGCCTCCTGTGGCTGCGCTTCTTGTGGTGCAGAGTTATCTCCACCTGGCATCGTATCCGAGATACTAAAGCCAGCGTCTTTGATTTGCTGCTCCATGTTTGATTCTACACTGTTCATTTCAAAAAAATTTAACTGATTGTTGCAAAGTTAAAAAGGAATTACTATGTTTACTGCAGTGAAATTTTAACCGATTTATTATGAAACATTTAATTATGAGCCTATTACTCCTTACTGGAGTAGCAGCAAATGCACAAGAAAGTATCCTCGATTTAGCAGCAGGATACGAGTACGAATTGTCAATCCCATTTCCTGGAGACACCATTGTTCACATCGACTATGTTGACCTACCTACAGAGATGCAGTTAGCACAACCGCACAGGATTGTAGAAGATTTGAATGGACACAGTAGAATCTTCTATCACAAAAAGTGGAGAATCTCCTACCACGTTTGGTACGGACGAAGAGAGACAACTACTATCTCTAGAATATAAAACGAAGAAGGGGGCTTAACGGCCCCCTTTTTTTATTCATCATTGTAACACAGATATTACATTCTGCGTCTGTCAATTTCTCTGTCAAACAAATCTTTTGCCGCTGTCATGGGGTTCAATCCTTTTTTACGAGCCGCATTTAAAAGTTCCTCTGGTCGCATACCACGTGGGCTGATACCTTCTGCGTCTAACAGGCGTGCCGCTTCTTTGACAGCAAAGAACTTTAAGAGTTTTCCAGCGTCTTCAATATCTTCTTCACGCTGCTCTAAAAAGTCTTGTCCGGCATACTCAAAGTTTCCACTTGTAGAATCTTGTATTCTGTCGAGATCCATTTCAGTAATGACATCTTCGTCTTCACCAGGCATATTACCACCCATGCGGTACTTCATTACGCCTCCCATAGCGTATTGGTCTTTAGCCCCAGGATTAAACCCTGCTGGTGCGCCAAGCATTGTTTTGATGCGCTCTTCTACTGAGCCTCCAGCAACATATTTTTTAGTGCCGCCTCTACCGGCATTACCATCTACAACAGAGTCGCTGTTAGATGCAAGCATATCGGCAGCCATCTTTCTTTGAGACGGATCCTTTAAAAGCGCCTTTAGTAAGCCACCGCTTTTGTACATCTCTTTCATTCTGTCATTCATAATACTATGTGTTTGTAAGGCAAATTTAAGTAATGTTTTGTAAGTTTACTAAAGTGAGTTACGCAGATGTTACTATAGAATATGGCCCGTTTACGCGCAAAGGATGGTACTCCATAGAGGGTACTGAAGATCCGTTGTTTGTCTCTACCGTCAATGATATAAAAAAGTTAGACCTGGGAGAATATAAAGCGTATGTCCTAGGGGGTGCTTTAGAGGGTTGGCTTACATGGGATATCGATATAGCACTAATAGGGACGCCTAGTAAAGAGGCTTACGATTTAATGTGGAAAATATGCGCCATTGGTTTTACTCACGGCATATACATAGACATACAGTTAAAGGAAACTATAGATAATTGTGTACTGAACTGTGGTGGTATAGATAAGTGGGACGGAACATATATAGAAGAAATGTCTTATGAAATAACAAACTACTTTAGTAACAGTAGTGCTCCAGAGGGAAACAGAAAGCATTATAAAACAGGGCCGTTCGGACTATGGTTTCGGTCAATACAATATCCGTTTGAGAAAAATCTAAAGAGACATCAAGAGGGTCACAAGTTTAGAAGCCCTGTTCCTATAGAGGAGTTATGATCGGTACTTCTTTACCTTCTTCTTAATTTTATCTGGTTGAGCAACGAATTGCTTTCCCTTTTTATTACCCTCTGCTTTCGCTTTATTGGTTGCGGCTTTCTCTGCTGGTGACAACGCCTTCCATGCAGCGTCTGGTAGATAGCGCTTCTTCCCTTCCGACTTACTTCCGTCAGAGGTTCTCCACTTTTGCTTTGTCCATTTCTTTAAGGACTCTTGTGATTTCTTAAGCGCCATTAGTTTTTGTATCCGCCTCCTGCTGCCTTGTATGCTTTGGCTAACATTTGTGCTTTACGTGCAGACCACTGCCCTGCATTACCTCCTTTGGTTCCTGCTTTTATCCTATTGAATATACGCTTACGCATAGAAGGCTTAGTGTAATTACCCGCCTCGTTTACTTTGGACTTGCCTCCTTTTCTATACTTCTTTACCATCACCACTTTACTTTATTAGCCCAGTAAGCGGCAGACATCTTTCCTTTATTAATGTTTTTAGCATGACGGGCTTTGAATGATGCACGCTTCTTCTTCATGCGATCAGACTCACCAGACTTTGGTTTGCCCGCTGTTGACGCCCCTTGTTCTCCGAAGCGTATAAGTTTAACCTTATCTCCTTCTTTTGCCGCAACAACGTGAGACTTCTTAGAGTGATCTGGTGTGCGCTTAGGCTTGTTAAATCCTTTTAAACCGTGACGCTTTAGAAAATTTGCATACTTACTTTTTGCCATAAAGCAAATATAAGCATTATCGTTTGACCCCTGGTACAGCGAGGTGGGTCTCAAGTTTCTTCACTATCTCCATAACCTTTTCGCTTTCCATGTGGTGCGATGGTATTAGTATATAAAGCAACCTTAATTGTTCTGTTGTTAGGTCTACAAAGTGTCTCATGCTATGGTCTTTTACAGAACGATACTTGCACATATCGCTCTCCCTTAACCACAGGTCTTGCTCCATGAAGGTGTGTGACTTGAGATGGGTGAATCGCTATGTGTCCAACCTTCCCTTTATGCAGGGCACTCTGTCTACTAAAATAAGTTCCTCCTCCTTCATACCCGTCGTTAAGAGCAAGCACACAAGATATGTCTGCAGCATCGTGATGCAGGTCAAGATGTCCTTGTACAGACTCTTCGTATTTTATAATAAAGGTTTCAGTATTCATTACATTCCATCCCTTACCACTTAGTTGCCATAAATGTATTGCTGCCGGGTACACATATTCTTTTAGTATTCTTTCATAGTACCAGTGCAAGCCTAGTTCACTAATCAGCATATCTGTAGCGGGATAATATTCGTGTCTGTCCTTCGTCCACTTTCCAGAAGCATTTGCCTCTTTGATTACTAAGTCACAAAACTCCTCTGTGAATAACGGAAACGTAAAGACGTCCGGTATAGGCTCATCTACTATCAAGTCAAACTTCTTCAACTTTGCGCTGTATGTCAAGAACTTTTCCACGAACTCATCGTAAGGTATGTTTCTCAAAAAACTCTTCGTATAATCAAATACATTGTGTCCCATAGATTCCTGGTCTTTTTGTTTAAACATGTGCTTGTTTTTTGCTAATGCAATAGCGCGTGTATCTCTAGTGATGTATCCCAGATCACCTCTAGGATGTTCTGTAAATGTTGCACTAACAAACTCGTCAATAGGAAATATGTAATGATTAAAGTTTTGCTCTAGCAACAAGCGTATTCCCTCACGGGTAAGTATATAAGAGTGAGTACAGTAAGTTAGTTTTGGCTTTACATGATTCTCAGAAAGAACCTCTGGCTTCTCAACAAAATTACAAGACAGGTAGAACAGAGTCCAATCATAGTCTGTCTCCAATTCCTCTTTGTTAAACTTCCTTGTTACCTCAAAGTCATCTTCTAAGATTAGTATCTTCTCATAACCCTTTTCATAAGCATCCTTCCATAATCTCCAATGAGAAAGAGATGTGCCTGCTTCTCCCGGCAAAACATTTCTGTCCCACCATTTATTTTTATGACCATCTATTTTCCAATGATTACAAACCTCGTAGTCAGTAGGCATGTTCTCCCCGGTATGCCCATTGGTTCCATGGAATATCGTTACAGGACTCATCATTCCAAACTCCATAAATCGATTACGTAGTTCTTGCTCCTTCTCGGGATGGAGGGTAATGATGTACGTCATGTCTACAAAAGGAAGGGGAGGTGTGTTCTCTAGATTAGAGTAATCAATAGAGTCCTTTGCAGTAAGTGAAGGTATGTTTTCTATAAGGCCATACCATTCCTCTTTTACCTTACCCCAGTCTTTGGTCTGTATATACTTCTCTACCGCTGTCCAGTCTTGTATCTCTTTGTTAAATCCATTGAGCGTTTCCTCTAGTCCAGCGATTGGGTTTGCAACCGGAAGAACCTTGTGTGCTAACATCTCTAACGCAGTAATACAAAATGTTTCATTGTATTCTGTTGGGTAATACCAGGTTTCCATTTGCGACAATAGTGCGTACAGTTTTGTTACAGAAAGGTTACCGTGATAGATTACGTTTTGCATTTGCTCTACACGCTCTGCGAAATGCTTTTCATAATACTTCAATCCATAAGAAGGTGTAGATATGTGAAGTTTATTTGAGCCTGTTGAATACTTAAGTTCCCAGTCATCTAGAACTCTGTCTAACCCTCTTTCTGGATGCGAGGTGTATACATAAGATCCTGGCTCTTTCTTAGAAACTGGCGCGACATTGCTTACACTTATACCATTGCCTATAACCTTGATTTTATCTGGGTGTATCACAGCCTTCTCTTGAATAGAGAAAACTTCTTTATGCCAGTTCGTTACACAGACAATCACCTCTGTTTCATTGTAAGCCCGCTGTATGTCGTTATCCGTCATGCGCTCACCTTGATACCAGTAGTAAGGGAGTTCGTTGTGTAGCCAAAATATCTTTTTAGTTTCTGGGCCTACGTCATAATATTTTAAGTAATGTAGATAAGCCACACCTATTAAAACATCTGGAGTTCCAACATCGCTTACATTCTCTAGAGGTGTATAGTATACATCTCCACCACCAAGGTATTTGTCGTGTCGTTCTTTTACCATACCTACAACGTATACCGAGTTATTCGCAACAGCGGCAAACTGCTTGGCTAGATTCGCTATACATTGTTCTGTGCCTCCCAATCCCTCTGTGTTTGAGTCCCATGGTTCAGCGTAGTATCCTGCGTGTATTACTATTTTCATCGTTGTGTATTAAAAAAGAATGTTTGAAACAACCTACCCGTATAAAGGTCATTACCAAAGTAATCCATGGAGGTATGAAACAAACTACCCTTGTAGAGTATTAATCTGTTGTATACGTTACCAATGCTACTTGCTAATTCCCATTTAGTCACATCCTGCGCCTGGTTATCCCACGCTGCATCTTCACCAGGCGTAGCCGGCTCTAGAAGCCCTGTTGCTTTATGTTTATAGAATCCAGTGCCTCCAGACAATGGTGCATCTGGTGTTAGATACAACACGCCAGCCCATTGGGTTCCACCATCATAGTGAATCCAAGACCTGTCTTTCGCTGTTGTTATTTGGAATGCTGCATTGTAACCCTGATCTGACCAATAGGTTATAGGGCCGTGCAGAGGGCTGACTATACATTCGATTGTAGCCTTTGTGCTATCTGTAGAGAACGACTTTGTTCTGGCACCAGGGTAGTTTCCCTTTTGGTCAAACGATTGTTCAAGCGCAAAGTTCCGAACGTCATCCACATTATCATAGAAGTCATCTACGACATAAGTTTTAATGTCCATTGAATTAAATTTGTATCACTCAAGATACAACATCTAACCCACCTTGTCTAATGTAGAGTATAAAATGTTTTGTTCCTCTTCCTTTATTTGAATGGTAATCGCCTCATCTCCAGTTGAAACCAATACATAAGGAACATCGCCCACGAGCCCATGACCGTCGTAGTGATAGGAATCGGTATCGCCCTCTTCGAACTTGAATACTGTACCAGAAATAAACTCGTCTCGTGTCATTAGTAATATGATAAAGTGGATTCATTAAGAGTGGTAATGTCTTCCTCAGATAGGGCTTCATCAAAAACCCACATGTGACCAATCTGTCCATTGAAATATCTTGAGTTTTGACCCATAGACAAATACAACGCATCAACAGAACCGCTTCCGCTATCGAATGACATTGCTCCTCCTGATCCGCTTAAGAAAGTCATTCCGCTTGCTTGTCCTCCGTTGTAAAAAGTATAAGCCCAGTTTGTTGAACTGCTCGCTGAGTTGACGCTGTTAGATAATATAAACGCACACAACTGCCATCTTCCTGTTTGCAATGTCCAGGATGTACCAAAACTACGGCGATCTCCCGAACCCGAACCCGTACCATCACCGCGCACCGGACGAATCTGTCCATCGGGTCTTAAGTTAAAGTGGAATCCTTTGTAGGGACTGTTGTTCCCTTGACCCGTGGCATCTGTTGTAAGAAAGTTTGTATTGTTAGAAGGGAGTGATTCTACTTTTATCCAAAAGCAAATCGTTGCGTACCCGCTTGGATTTTGTTTATATGCTGTTCCACTACCTACGCCGTCAAAGTATGAGAAATCATTTGACCCATCGAAAGACAACACGCCTGTATTGTCACCCGTGCTTGTTCCATTATTATTTAAAGATAGTCCTGGCCCAAGAAGAGTTGTAGAAGTATCTCTATAGGTTTCATACTCGTTTGGAGGATGATACCTAAACTTCATACCCAAACTATCATAACTCTTGAACGGGTCAATTTTTATGTTCGTCGCAGTATCGGTAGTAGCAAAAGACTGATTGTAAATATCGTTTACCCCAAAGCGTAATTCGGCTAATGACTGATTAGCGCTATCAGCCTTCCCCATCTCTGTGTAGATATCTCTAATAGAAATGTTGGTTGTTCCTAGGGCCATGCTTGTTTATTTAGGGCGATTATTATCTATCTCTTTTATGGCTTCAATCAACAGCGCAATAATCTTTTCGTATTTAACAGCGTAGTACCCGTTGCTTCTTTGGGTCACAACCTCTGGTAATACTTCTAAAAGTTCCTGTGCAATAACACCTACATCATGTCCGCTGTTTGGATGCAACTCTTCATTCTCTATCCAGTCAAATCTTACACCATTAATTTTATGGAGTTTATCGAGAGCCGACTCAATAGGCTTGACATTTTCTTTAAACCTTTTATCTGAAGTAGCAAATGCGACTACATCGTTTTCTGCGTGAATGACACCATCAGTACTCGGCGTAGTTGCTGACAATCCAACTGACAGTCTTTCTACTGTTAGCAAACCTGTACTGTTATTAAACACCATGTCTGCACTACCTGCAGCACTACCACTGTTGTTGTATAAGACCTGTGTATTAGAACCCCCTACTGGGCCTAATGCACCTTTCTGTCCCTTAGATCCATCAGAGCCATCAGAACCCGCGGTACCTTGAGCACCTTTAGATCCATCTGAACCGTCTGAACCAGCAGTACCTTGCGCACCTTTTTGTCCCTTTTGTCCTTTGTCACCGCCAGTACCAGAAGAACCTGGATTACCCTGCGCACCCTTTTGTCCTTTCGAACCATCCGAGCCATCAGAACCAGCAGTACCCTGTGCACCTTTAGCACCATCAGAGCCATCGGAGCCCGCAGTACCCTGTGCACCTTTCTGCCCTTTATCACCGTCTGTACCAGCACCACCTTGAGCACCCTTGGCCCCATCCGAACCATCAGAACCAGCCGTGCCTTGTGCACCTTTTTGTCCCTTTTGTCCTTTGTCACCGCCTGCACCAGAAGTACCTGGATTACCTTGTGCACCTTTCTGTCCCTTAGAACCATCTGAACCATCCGATCCCGCTGTTCCTTGTGCACCTTTCTGTCCTTTATCTCCGTCTGTTCCGGCACCACCCTGTGCACCTTTTTGTCCTTGTGCACCTTTTGAACCATCCGAACCTGCACCACCTTGAGCACCTTTCTGACCCTTAGCCCCGTCAGAACCATCAGAGCCAGCACCACCTTGTGCGCCTTTCTGTCCTTTGTCGCCACCTGCACCAGAAGTACCTGTAGCACCTTTTTGTCCTTTGGAACCATCTGTACCAGCGCCACCTTGAGCACCCTTTTGTCCTTGCGCTCCTTTTGCTCCATCAGAACCATCAGAACCCGCGGTACCTTGAGCACCCTTCTGTCCTTTATCTCCTTGCGCACCCTTAGCGCCTTGAGCACCTTTATCACCAGCGGTACCAGAGTTACCTGCATTACCTTGTGCACCCTTCTGACCCTTGCTACCATCAGAACCATCTGAACCAGCAAGACCTTTCTGTCCTTTAGCACCATCAGCCCCATCGGAACCAGCAGTACCCTGTGCACCCTTCTGTCCCTTATCGCCTTGTGCACCTTTATCTCCTTGTTGACCAGAAGTTCCTGTTGCACCTTTCTGCCCCTTGTCTCCTTGAGCACCTTTATCACCATCAGTACCAGCGCCACCTTGAGCACCTTTTTGTCCTTTAGCACCATCGGTACCAGCACCACCTTGTGCCCCCTTCTGGCCCTGTGCACCCTTAGCACCATCGGAACCATCGGTACCCGCTGTGCCTTGCGCCCCCTTCTGACCCTTATCACCTTGATCACCTTGAGCACCTTTATCTCCTTGTTGACCAGAGGTACCTGTTGCACCTTTTGCTCCCTGTGCACCTTTGTCTCCATCGGTACCAGCAGTACCCTGTGCGCCTTTCTGACCCTTATCACCTTGTGCACCTTTGTCACCTTGCTGTCCAGAAGTTCCTGTTGCACCTTTTGCTCCCTGTGCACCTTTATCTCCTTGTGCGCCTTTAGTGCCATCGATACCCTTCTGTCCTTTGTCACCATCAGTACCAGCAGTACCCTGTGCACCTTTCTGACCTTTGTCTCCTTGAGCACCCTTGGTACCGTCTATACCCTTTTGTCCTTTTTGTCCTTTATCTCCTTGTGCACCTTTGTCTCCTTGTTGACCAGAGGTACCTGTTGCACCTTTTTGACCTTTGGTTCCTTGAGCACCCTTGGTACCGTCTATACCTTTTTGACCCTTCTCACCTTTGTCTCCAGCAACACCTTTGGTTCCATCTATACCCTTCTGGCCTTTCTCTCCTTGGGCACCCTTGGTTCCATCTATACCTTTCTGACCTTTCTCACCCTTGTCGCCCTGTCCACCTTTGTCGCCTTGCTGTCCAGAAGTACCTGTTGCACCTTTCTGCCCTTTATCTCCAGTCTGTCCTTTGTCACCAGCAGTGCCTTTTTCTCCTTTAGTTCCTTGAGCACCTTTAGTTCCATCTATACCTTTTTGTCCCTTATCGCCCGCTGTTCCTTTTTCTCCTTTGGTTCCTTGTTCACCTTGGTCTCCTTTAGCACCTTGTGCACCTTTGTCACCTTGCTGTCCAGAGGTTCCTGTGGCGCCCTTCTGTCCTTTGTCACCATCAGTACCAGCAGTACCCTGTTCACCTTTCTGACCTTTTTGGCCTTTATCTCCTTGAGCCCCCTTATCGCCTTGTTGTCCAGAAGTTCCTGTTGCACCTTTTGCTCCCTGTGCGCCTTTAGTACCATCGATACCCTTCTGACCTTTTTCACCAGTCTGTCCCTTATCGCCTGTTGCGCCTTTGTCGCCTTGCTGTCCAGAAGTACCTGTTGCACCTTTCTGACCTTTATCGCCTTGCTGTCCTTTTTGTCCTTTATCTCCGGCGATACCTTTTGCACCACCTTTTCCTTCAGCGCCTTGGTCTCCTTTCTCACCTATTTCACCCTTCTGACCCTTCTGTCCTTTTTGGCCTTTATCTCCTTGCGCACCTTTATCTCCTGTAGCACCTTTGTCACCTTGTTGACCCGATGTTCCTGTAGCACCTTTCTGTCCTTTATCCCCTTGAGCGCCCTTGGTTCCATCGACACCTTTTTGTCCTTTATCTCCTTGTGCACCTTTATCTCCTTCTTGCCCAGAAGTACCTGTCGCGCCCTTCTCACCTTGTGCACCTTTAGTACCATCGATACCCTTCTGTCCCTTTTCTCCCTTATCACCTTGAGCACCTTTAGTACCATCGATACCTTTCTGGCCTTTGTCTCCAGTCTGTCCTTTTTGGCCCTTGTCTCCTTGCGCACCTTTATCTCCTTGAGCGCCTTTATCTCCTTGTGCACCTTTATCTCCTTCTTGCCCAGAAGTACCTGTAGCACCTTTTTGTCCTTTATCTCCTTGAGCGCCTTTGGTTCCGTCTATACCTTTCTGACCTTTTTCACCTTTATCTCCCTGTGCACCCTTATCACCTTCTTGTCCAGAAGTACCTGTCTGGCCCTTCTGACCCTTGTCACCAGTCTGTCCCTTCTGACCCTTGTCTCCTTGCGCACCCTTGGTTCCGTCTATACCCTTCTGACCCTTGTCACCAGTCTGTCCCTTTTGACCCTTGTCACCTTGGTCACCCTTGAGACTTCTTCCGGAAATTTCAACAGAGTACAGTTGGATAATATCGTCATCGTCAATATCACCGTCTTGATCTATTATGTAGAAGTTATCGCCACTTGTGATGGTTGTGTTATTGTTTAAAAACTCACCAAAACCTTCACCATTTGTGAATGAATTACTATTGGTGAAACTCGAATTATCCTTTACTACAACAGCAGTAAAAGAAGCGTCTTGTGAAAGGTTCTTAAACTTTAGGTATATGATTGGATCATCTATAGCATAGTCAGACCAGCGGTTAGCCACAGAGTTCAAGTACATGTTGACAGCGTTTGTAGTAAGAGACGACAAAACGCCTGTGTACGCTAAGTAGGCATCGGAAGAGAAACCTAAATTGTGAACTCCATCGTTGGCTAGGTTCATTGTACCACCACCAGTTATTTGATGTGTCTCTATGTATAATGTACCAGAGGTAATTGAAGAAGGCGATACAGGATTGTTGCCACCGTTAGTGAATACTGCTGCCTTGTAGTATAGGTCGGTTTGCGCTCCGGCAGCACCACCACCACCCTGTGTACCTTTATTTCCTTTGTCACCTTTATCTCCCTTGTCTCCTTCTTCACCTGATGCTCCTTGCGCACCTTTATCTCCCGTTGTTCCTTTCTGGCCCTTATCGCCTTTCTGTCCTTTATCTCCTTTATCTCCTTGTGCACCTTTGGTACCGTCAATACCTTTTTGACCTTTATCTCCGTCGGTACCTTTCTGTCCTTTATCTCCTTGTTCGCCTTTATCGCCCTGGGCTCCTTTGTCGCCATCAGTACCCTTCTGACCTTTGTCGCCATCAATACCCTTCTGACCTTTGTCTCCGTCTATACCCTTCTGACCTTTGTCGCCATCAGTACCCTTCTGACCTTTGTCTCCGTCTATACCCTTCTGACCCTTGTCTCCGTCTATACCCTTCTGACCCTTGTCACCTTGTTCTCCTTTGTCTCCTTGCTCGCCTTTCTGACCCTTGTCACCTTGTTCTCCTTTGTCTCCTTGCTCGCCTTTCTGACCTTTGTCTCCTTGCTCGCCTTTCTGACCTTTGTCTCCATTTCCATCAAGACCTTTTTGACCCTTGTCTCCTTGTTCACCCTTCTGGCCTTTATCGCCTTGTTCACCCTTCTGGCCTTTATCGCCTTGTTCACCCTTGTCTCCTTGTTCACCCTTATCTCCTTGTTCACCTTTATCTCCTTGTTCACCCTTGTCTCCTTGTTCACCTTTATCTCCTTGTTCACCTTTATCCCCTTGTTCACCTTTGTCACCAGTCTGTCCCTTTTGACCCTTGTCTCCGTCTATACCTTTCTGGCCTTTGTCTCCTTGTTCACCTTTGTCGCCGTCAATACCTTTCTGACCTTTGTCACCTTGGCCACCCTTTTCTCCTTGTTCACCTTTGTCACCAGTCTGTCCCTTTTGACCCTTATCTCCCTGTGCACCCTTATCTCCTTGGGCACCTTTATCACCATTTCCGTCGAGACCTTTTTGACCCTTCTCTCCTTGTTCGCCTTTGGCTCCATCTATACCCTTCTGGCCTTTGGCTCCTTCTTCTCCTTTAGAACCCTCTTCTCCTTTAGAACCCTCTTCACCCTTTTCTCCTTGAGCGCCCTTTTGTCCCTTCGCACCTTCAGCGCCCTTATCACCTTCAACACCCTTAGCGCCCTCAGATCCTTTTTCACCTTGAGCACCTTTCTGACCTTTGTCACCTTTGTCACCCTTAGCGCCCTTCGCACCAGGAAGTTGCTTGACATCTCCCTTTGTAACAAGGATAGTTGTACAAGGAGGTATCGTCAAGTCAAAGACAAGTCCAGATCCGTTTTCTACAGTGACATCTATTTTACAGGCCATTGGTTTTGTTTTGTTATTGCACTATATCCTGCACTACATCAAAGGTTCCATAGAACCATGTGTCTACACTAGAGTCTGAAATCAGTGTAGCCTGCAGGCCGTACACATAAGTACCGGGCTCTACCTGCATATCTGTAGCGGAAATAGAAATAGTTAAAGCACCAACATTGGTGCCGCTAATTGTTATGTCTGTACTAGGTATAATTAATGGGCCGTCATCATACTCTCTGACTTCCATTTTATACGTGTACAGTGTTAGGTCTAATGCCGTTCCATCAGAGTCCTTTACTTGGGCGTCTAATTGAAAAGTATCACCGCGACGGGCACATATATTTACTTGTGCAGCGTTATTCAAATTTACGTTTGTGGGGTCTCCACAGGAACATTGGCTTGTTGAGCAGGAGCAAGACATCTTATGATATTGTTAGGTTGGTTACTATATCCTCACTAAGAGGTGGGCGTTCGCCTTGGCGTTGAGCAATCAGTTTACTTTGAGCCAACGCTTGTTTATCTATTCTCTGATCTTTACGATTTTCTGATTCAGCATCAGCCTGCATACGAACTCCGCTTTCCACTTGTTGCTCAACTACGCCATACTCTCCTTTAAGTTGTTCGATTTGAATTTTGAACTGATACTCTAGTTGTATGAGTTGCGCTTTGGCTTCCGTCTCTAATTGAATCCGCTGTGCTTCGATTTGGGCTTCGAGTTGCTTTTTCTGCATCTCCATTTGAGCGGCTACCTGTGAGGCTTGCTGATTTGATTGAGACTGAATCTGAGCCTGCTGCGCCATCATCTCTTGTTGTTGTTTGATTCTTTTCTTTCTGCGAACCACCAAGAGTCTCTCTGCTTGTTCCACGTCTTTAATCTGACGAATGGCAATCGCATCTTCAAGGTCAATTTCTTTTTGTCCAAGAGCAATCTGTATGTTTTGTTCTAGGTATTGCTTGTCCATTTCGTTCATCTCAGTAACAACCACCACGCCGAAGTTGTACATAGATAGGTTATCAAAAGAACTAAGCACAGCCATATTGGTTTCTCCCACGGCATTTGTATATACTTTATACAATATACTATCTGGTGGTATTACCTGTAGACAGCGAACAATATCGTCACACACCTTTTGGTAAAGAACCATCGCGGCATTAGTGATGTCGTATATAGCGTTATTTCCAGCCTGCACTGCCATTTGGTTTACACCTACTAAGGCTTCTCCTTTCGGAGTGGTTCCATCCATAACCTCATTGATACCAGTGGCATCTCTTATCATTCGTAGGTAGTGATTGTAAAGAGAAACAAGTTCTTGTATGTTTCTAATATTATTACCTATCTCTCTGACGGGTGGGTTTTGAAAACCTCCCTCTGGATTCTTGCTACGGTAATAGAACACACCAGTTTGTTCGTAGATGTCTTGAATCTCTAATGGCTGTAGTTCACCACCGCGTCCTAGTTGTACGTTCTCTAACCCTTCAATATCAATGATGAGTCCATCTGGTTTTGCTTTAGCAATAGATTGCTGAAGTTTCAAGTGTGTAATCTGGAGCATGTCAGCAAACCCTATAACAGAGGATACCATTGACTTAGGTATCATCCCACGGATGTTAGTTGCTACAATACTATATGATAAACGAGCACGTGAAATATCATGTACGTTCTTAGGTATATTTTTCTTTGGCCCGTAGTTATACAACTTCTCTGTACCCACAATGTAAGTACCGCCATATACCGTAGCGTTCTTCATGTATATTGCTTCTCTGTTGTATACAGATTGCTGAGGTGCGTTATATTCATTTCCTTTAAAATAGAAACCTATGTTTCCGTATGCCGACTCTTTCTTCTCGTATATGATATCATCAACAGACATAAACTCAAAGTCCATTACCTCTATCTTGTACTCATCATATCCTTGGCGATATCTTGTACCGGGTCTGTCGTAACCAGATCCTGTTGTAGAGAACTGAGTAGGGTTGTTCCCATACTTGTTCATTACAGTCTTAGCAATCTCCTCATACTCTTGCTCTGTAAACTGGTTACCAGCAATGCGCTTTAAGTCCATGATTGTTATGTACTTAAAATGACCAGCATAGGTTAGGTCAGAGAATGTTGGGTCGTCTGTATAGTTGTGTATAAATTTCTTTGGGTCAACATACTCCTCGTTGATTCCATAGTTGGGGTCATTGCTTCTTTTAGCAACACCCATACCAAGAGTTGCTAGGTCTTCAACACAGCGACGGTATATAGATTGATTAAAGTCATTCCACTTCAATGTCATCTCAGTAGCAATCTGAGCAGAGATTTCTGCGTCCGTCTTAATGTTTGTGTCTAAGAATATCTCAGTTTCTTCTGGTGTGTCTGGTAGTTGTCCAGGGTCTTGTTTAACACGCAGGCCTAGTGACTTCGCTTCCTCAATCATATCTCGATTCTCGATACGCAAGACGGTAGCGTTTTTCTTCTTATCCTTCTCTGTTCTTGAAAGGGGGTCAATGGCCTCAATCTGAGGGTATGGTTCTTTTGAAAGAATTTTGTTTACAACAATCTTAACAAACTTAGGTATAATAGGAACTGGCGTATAGTCTAGCGTCATCAATGTTCCATCACCATTGTTGTTGTCGAGAGAGTTTAATATCTGACGATAGATAGATGTGTCTTGTGTTCCTTGCGCATAATCTCTACAGCGTTCCATTTCGCTGTTGCGTCTTCCATACAATGAGTTTTGATAGTCACTTCCAATCCATTGCGCAAACATAGCCTTTGCATATTGCAGACCATATTGCTTAGACATCTTCTCCTCAACACCAGATAAAGGATCTGGAAATGAGGATTGTCCATTTGTGTATTCGTTGTCCATACTTTAGATTGCTACTGTTGCAAATATACCTCTTATTATTTTCGTATAATTATCTGACCTTTACGGAAGAACTGCTTACTATTGAAATCTGATTTTGGCTTTTCGGGCCTATGACCTTGAGCCGCAAGAAGGGCTAGTCCGCTTGATATAGAAAGGTCATATTTTGTACGATCGTCTATCTTAAAGTTTACCCAGTCCTCTAGGGTTCTCTCGAAGTACATCTTTCCGTACTCTAGTGTCTGCTCGTTTAGACCGACGTTCGCGTGTATAAAAGATTCTATAGCCTGTGCGTGCGCTTGTATGACGTCTTGTGAGTTGGATGGTATACCTTTAGTTTTTGTTTTGCTGCCGTAATTCGATGTAAGGTGAGCCGGTCTGTCTAGCAAGAAGTGGTCATAACCTCTTGATTCAAAGTGTCTTGCGATTCCGTATTTGTTATTCTCAATCAAAACAGGGTACCCATAAAACTTGGATGCCATTAATATGTCTTCATAAAAAATCTTTGCTAATGGTGGTCTTGAAGCGTACTCTGCTACAAACATATTCGATGGGTACTCAAGGTTGAATTTGTTAAAGAAATGACAAGCACCTTTAGATCCTCTCCCATCCACTGTTGCATCTATATCATAACTATCTACTCCAGCACATCCTAACCAGGCGTTCTCTGGTTTCTTTTTATTCCTTAACTCTACAGGTGGCATCCATGCTACCCTCCATCTTCCGTTAGGATCAGGACTAAACACTACCTCTGTATCCTTCTGCCCTAGCGCCCAAACAAAGTTTCCTACAACCACAGGGTTCGGGAACAAATCCTCGTTGTACTCTACCTGTTCGTATATCTTTTGTACGTTAAACAGAGATGCCTTTGCACTATCTCTAAACGCTTCGGCTTCTGTAAAAGGGAACTGGCGTATAACCTCGTTTAGTTCGTAAGAGTCTCCAGATAAACCTTTTCTTTCATTCTTTAAGTAAGTCTTTGAACCTAGGCTTATATACTCACCCTCTAGTCCTATAATATTTTTTTCTAAATCCTCAACGACTGGCATGCCATGTTTGTCGAAGAAACCTTCCAAGGCATCGTATGCTGGTATAAAACACCCATACAAACCACTCTTTGTTCTACCGTTTTCATTTCTGTCATTTACATTACTTGCGTAGTACAGTTCTCTATACTGCCGACCTCCTCTGTCTAGGGGATTAACAGTGCTTCCTACCAATGCTTTACCTACAATCTTTCTACCTACAAGCAAACAAGTTCTTTGTATTCGCCATGCTTCTCGTATATCATTACCTTTTTCCCACTTACCAGCCTCATCCAAATACAAGATGTGTAGTTTCTCACCATCATAGGCATTGTTGGTTGTGTTCTTCCAGTTAATAATTGTATTAAGAGCCTCACCTCTTGATGAGGTTTTGTTCTTTTTGGTAATTCTTTTTGATGGCTCACGAAAGGCGAGTTCCATTCTGGGATTGGTAGTACCATCTTGAATAGGTTTAAAGAAAAAAGGCAATGACTTATATATAGGCACCACCTTCTTCATGAATATATTTTCCTGTGCATCGGTACCTGTCTTAGACATGATGCCCAGTAGTTTCTCTTTAACCTGTGTTCCTTCGTTTACAAGCACTGATGCCGACATGTTTGTGTATCCAGATCTACGACACTTTACATATACCTGTCCAACACATCTCGGGTCTGCTACGCAAGCGTCAAGGTGTACGAATAGTTCTCTTTGAAAATCAAGGTAGGATGGGTATCCGATATCAATCTTACACCACTGTAAGAAAAAGTAGTGGTTTCCGGTAATATAGGTAGGTACCCCGTTGTTGTAAAACCATACTCCATTTCTGCGTCTCTTGTATTCTTCACTAATGTAGGGGGTGTGTTTGTTTCTAAACGACTCCGGCATAGACATCCACTCTTCCATAGACTTTACTCTTTTGAGTTCGTCTGGTAATGGTGTGCGTTGCCAGTGCTGTTCTTCCTTTGGCTTGTCGTGAAATAGTATGTCCTTTTTGCGAGGCCGCTTTGGTAACTGTATGGGTAAGTCAAAGCATAGCCTGACTTTTCCCTGGGTTTTGTCAGGACATATGTTGACTACGGTATCACCTTCTATCTCTACGAGTCCTGCCATTTAGTAATCCCAGTATATGAAGACTTGATTACTTTGAGTATTGCTCTGCGAATCCTCCCGAGTAATCTCTTTCCTCTTTAATTTCTCCGTCTTTCTTAAGACCTCTGATAAGTTGTTCGAGTCTTTCTCTTTCAACAATAAGTTCTTTAGCATCTACCGCTGTTTGTTTTATAGATTGCAACTCGGCTTTTCTTTGGGAGCCACTAAGTTCCTGGTCTACAGGCTTTTGTATTTCCTGTATCATATTCTCTATTGCAATCTGCATCGCCTGCATTAGGTTTACAGCGGTATCTATGTTGTTATACTTCTTTGATCTTGCCATGAATTGATTGTAAATAGGTTCTCCATAACTTCTCTCCATTCACCTCCATCTCATAGGACGAGTTCTTCCTGATCAGCACCTTGTCTCCAGGGTTTAATTCTAGTTCCTTCAACTTAGGTGAAGACCATCTGATGTAACCTTTCTTTTCTTTTGGCGGGTTAGCCTTGGGTATGAGTTCGATGATGTCACTCTTTATCGTTTCCTCTTGCTCTTCCTCTGGTTCTGGAGTAATGAATATCCAGTCACTAATCAACTCTATCTCTCCTGTGTCCTGGCATTTATACGCGTAGGCTTGACAGGATATAGGATCTAAGTTACCTCCATAGTGTACAACGTATACGTCGTCGTCTGGGTCTATGAATTGACCACGCTTCTTAGTTTCTTCTAACTGAACTGTTTCCTCGTTCATCATCATGTGGTTACCACCAAGCACAACGTGGTGATGGAAATACATAGTGTCTCCTACCTTAACATTGGTATCAAACTTGGCTGGTAGAGCAACCACCTCGCCTTCCATGGTTCTGTGTTTGAACTCGTCAAACTTGGTGTCGAGATACATTTCTTCACCGTTGACCTCCATGGTGTCCTTGGTTACTTTAGGTACACGTACTAAAAAGTGATAGAGGGATCTCATTCCTCCTTGAGTTCTCCTGTTGGTTTCTTGTCCCAAAGGTTGATTGCAATAGCAGATCTGGTACCTCGTGTTACCTCTGTAACTCTGTGGTGTGTTCCTCCTGCATCAAATATGATTAGCCTATTGTGTTTTGCACGTATGCGCTCCGGCTGTTTCTCTGGGCCATTAGAAAACACTTCAAGGTATCCTCCGTCGATATCCATCTCTACAGGGTAGAATACAGTACCTACAATCGGAGATGATATCTCCCCAGTGCTTTTCCAGAGTGCCTCATCTTTATCCAGGTGCATACCAAGACTTGCATTAGGCATGCCTTCCCCGAACTGGCCTGTCCAATACTCAAAGCCGTCTAGGTTTACTGAAGGGTATAGTGGATAGTCTCTCCAGATATACGAGATTAGTTGTTTTTTGATAGTATCGTCTGATGAGTTCCACCATCCGTTCCACCAGTGATAAGATCCGTTATCTCCAAAGAGGTAGTCTTTGTTATCCTCTAGTTGTTTGATAAAGGAAGGGTCTTTGATAAAGTTGTCAATTACAATCATAAGAATTCGCAGTCATGTTCAATTAATACAGGCATGTTATCTACGGTCTTCCAAAGCATCGTTCCCTCGTCTTTGTTGTAGATGTACACAAGGTAACGCCTTATTCCGTATTTAACAAAACATCTTTCGTCCTGTATGATTGAATCAATAACTGAATCGCCTGCTCTTTGGCCCACATAATAAGCCATAGCATCTTTCGGGTTAGTCCCGATGATGATTTTTCTAATAAGTTCCATTCTATTTATTTAGCCAGTAGTCTATTTTACTTGAATCACCCTCATCCTCTTCATCGTTGATGTGTGTTTCAAAAACTTCGTCTACAGTTTCTATCATTAAATCGTATTCGTCTGGTGCAGCCATATGCATCCCTGTCATCATCTCGTACTTCTCCTCTTCCTGATCTGACTCTGGTACAAAGATTCCAAAGCAATACATAGACAGGTACTGCGTCTTTCCTCCATATACTTCCATTATCTCTTCTATCTCCCCTAGTTTAAGCCTTATGAGTTGGAATGCCTCGTATCTCTGCTTATAGTTCATTAGAAAGATGTGTTTGTTCCCAGGAATCTTACTTCAAGATGTGAGTTGTCAGCGCTGTATACCACCCCGCTGCTTCCTGCAAACCCTCTGAGTTGAATCTTGTATCCTGCTAGTCCGTCGCTGTACCATAATACGTTGAACTCCAAGTGATAAGTCTCACCGTTCTTTACAGTTCTGAAGGTTTCTGCGAGTTTTAAACTAGCGCTATAGTCATAGATATCGAAAGTAACATCTGTGTTTGCTGTAGAGGTAACCTCTATAGATGCGGTCAACTGAAAGAATCCTTGCTTCTCGTTGATTAAGATATTATCTCTAGGGTCAGAAATACCTGTTTCTGGAATACTCATGTAAGTATTGGCTGAACCAAAAATTACAGATGATGTTGCTGCTGTTACTGATCCTGTAGCACTAGAGTCTCCAAATATTTCTGCGAACTGCACAGCGTTGAGGACTGTGGGTACAGCGTTACTACTCTGTGGTCTTGCATATAAAGTTTCAAGACCCTGGCCAACTACTTGAGTAGAGACTGAGTTCACTAGGTCTACTTGCTCTATGTATTTATAGGCACTAGCAGTTTCATCCCAGATTAAGTATTTGTCTGCATTAGCGGGAGATGTAATCTGCCCTAAGTTTCCTGCATCTTGTAGTTCAACCGTGCTCCCTGTTGCTGACAGAGGAGTATTCGCTGTAATAGATGCGGTTCCAATTGGGTTTGTGTTGAGGTCACGGGTAACTACTACTCCAGATGTACTAAGCATAAGCGCCTTGGTAATGCTGGTAGAGGTAGAGGGTGTTCCAGATATCTTTAATTCACCCGTAGTCTCGAGTGTGTCGGTAGAAAGTTTGAGCGCACTGTTGTTTCCAGCCCCGTCTTCTACTACTTGTTCTGATGCTGAGAGTTGCGCTGACTCAAGTTTGAGTAACTTGTCAAACGTATCCTTTATTTTATTTCCACTAAGTGATGCCATAGTATTACTTTTACCTAACAAAGATACTGATATGCCCAAAAGTACTGTAAGCCGAAAGAAGAAGTTTAGAGAGTTCTCGAAGATAGACAAGAAGTATATCCAGGAGAACGGTATGAAGAACCTACATTTCCTTTACAGGGATGCGAAGGATAACATGGATCTGGGAAAGGCTGAGGTGGATTTACTTTTCTTTATCTATGACCTGGAGTTTTGGACGATATCCTATGTTTCAGAGACTATGAATAGAAGCCATAAGAAGTTAGCGGATAGATACGTGTATCCATTAATGAAGAAGGGATGGATATACAAGCACTTCGATAAACTCACACCGAGCCAAAATATGGAAGACCATTTCTTTAGAGATGAAACCAAGATGAATTACAGGGTACGGTATGCCTTGACACAAAAAGGCAGGCTCAATGTGGCCCGCCTATATAGAAAGATGAGGGGTGAAGAACCGTTTAACCTTTCTTCGCCTTCCGAGCAGCATCCATAGCAGGACTGCTCTTCCCTTTATCGTGGGTTACCAGTCTGAATGGCGCCTCTGGTGATGCTCCCTTGTGTGGCTTATAGTCGCCCTTCATTAGAAAGTGGCGTCCACCCTCTGTCATCCAGTGGTATCCCTCTGGTGCTTTTACCTTAACGCTCTTGTTTGTCTTCTTTAGTTTCATTTCTTCTTGCGTTTACGGAAGGGGAAAGGTGTATCGTACTCCTTGATGCGTCCCTCTGGTAGTTTGTCTACATCGACACCACGCACCTTGGCCTTCTTCTTTTTCTTGGGGTCTCCTGTTCTATATTTCATATTACAAATATACTATCTTTACCCTTATGGAACTACGTGTAATAAGAATGTACAGCCAAGACGACTTCACTCTTGGAGCACTGTACCTAGAGAGCAAAGAAGGTAGAGAGTTCCTCTGCTTTACATTAGAAGACGAACATCGTGACGAGAAGGTTATGGGTGAAACCAGGATCCCAGCAGGTACATATCGTATTACCCTGCGTACCGTAGGTGGTCACCATAGTAGATACTCAGACAAGTTCCCTAATATGCATAAGGGTATGTTATGGGTACGCGACGTACCAGGATTTGAATACATCCTAATACATATTGGAAACACAGATGAGCATACAGCGGGTTGCTTGTTAGTAGGTAACTCATCAGACATGAAAGGCTTCATAGGCAAAAGCACATATGCATACCAACACATGTATCCCAAGGTAGCCAACGAACTGCTTGACGGCAAAGATGTTTGGATTACATACGAGGACTTTGCTTAATGAAGATAAAGATTCTATTGATACTGATATTGCTGACGACCTTGGGTAAGGGTCAAGAGTGCAGTCCTTATCATAAGATTAAACATATTAAACACAATGCTCCTAAGTCTGTAGGACTTGGTTATGTTGCTTGTCTTCACGCTACGGGAGTTGTTGCGGAGTTAGGATATGATAATATGTTTATTGGTGTTCTAGCAATGGGCCAAGGTCATCACGGAGCAACCTATTCTTTCTTACAGTATGAGTATGTTATCCATCAATTAATAATATATGGTGGGCCTGCTTATAAACTGAATCTTGATCCGGGTCTAATCATTGGTCGTGTTGGTGCAGACCTTCGTTTGTATAAGCGTCTTTACGCATCAGCAAGCATACTACAAATCAACAGAGAGTTAAACTACTTACACGTAGGATTTAAAATTATGTACTGATTGGGTATTTACTACTATTGACTTTATCATTTTTTTCTTGTACCTTTCCACCGTCTTACGACTTATGGGTCACAAAGTTATTAATCCACAGCAACAGCGTAAGTGGATTCAAAACGACTAAAGAAGAAACTCAGAACACAACAAGACAGTAGAAAGTTTCAAAGGGCCCCTAATTTGCTCAAATTTTTCGCATGCTTCGCGTATTACAGCGACAAGAAATACCCTCCGTTTATCGGGGGGTGTTTTGTTATGGGGGTATCGATTCGGCACATCAGTTGAAACAACACGGGCCATTACTCCTGATCCGTAAAAATTGCTGAGAAATGTTTCTGGTGGGGATAATATATTATATGGACGCCAGCGCGCGCGCACCCGAACGCATCCGCACGAACGGGGGGGCATGCATACAAGCGAACACGCGCACAGGTTTGGGCGTTTGTGCACGAGCACGAGCGCACCTACGCGAGCACGTACGTACACCGGCACGCCTATGTGCACACACGTAGTACACACACGCCCCCATGGGTGACCCGTACAGCCCCCACCCGCCCCCCGTACATATGAGGGGGGGAACAAATCACGCCCATACACAACCCCACAAGGAAACCACAACCCCACGCCCCACCATTGGAGGCACACTGACCACCCCAAGAGAACGCCTAGCGAATCCATTACCGCCAACAATACCAACACACCACCCAAGAGGAGAAAAGCCCTTAGAACGGCTTAAAATAGCCTCGCGTATATGTGTAACGCATAGGCCCGTATATATGCACGCTCGCGCAGGTCTGAGCGCGCCTGATCCCCTCGCGCATAATGCCCCCGCGCAACGGTTGTTTTTCGATTGGGGCAAAAAAAAACCCCGCTCAATGGCGGGGCTTCGTGTGTGCATTATGTAGGCTCAGTCCATGTGTTCTGTGTACACCTGCAAGTGTGAGCCTTCATCGAGAACTTCGAATGTAGGGCTGTAAATCGAACGAGTGGACATTTCTACCTCATCAGTGAGTATTGTTCCAATCAGTTCACAAACAACTTCCATTCGTGTATCATGGCCATGTGCAAAGTCGCAGTACGAGTACACTAGGCTCATGTGACACAGGTGCTCATGGGTCACCTTGCACACATCATGCACAAGGTCGAGCGCATCGGCAACTTCATTGACAATTTCAATCAGTTTAACTACCGGTAGGTAGTCTTTAGTAATTGCATTCACTTCGTGGTTCACAATCGAGTCGTACATGTACACTACGCAGTCACGCACTTGCTTGTCGAAGGCTTCCATGTCCCTACGTAGTAGTTCAATCGTTCTGTCGTTGTAATTTTTCATCGTATTTCGTTTTGGTTACACCGCAAACATAGGGGGTTATTTCGCTGTAAAGTGTTAACGCCTTGTTAAAGTGTGTTTCTATCTTACGTGTGCATTATGCGCACGCCAGATCCTGTATGCGCTCACATGTACACGCTCGGTAGGGGGTTGATATATAAAAGGGTGGGAAGAATCAACCCATGCACGCGCGCACACACATACGCACACACACGCGCACCTGTACATACATACACACTCGCGCCTGCACGCCTGCGCTCGGGCACGCCTGCGCCCCTGCCTGCGCACACATACGCCTACACACATGAATACAAAAATTTTCTGTTAAAGCCTTGTTAAAACGTGCTGTTAAAGTTTTGTTAAAGCGTGTTTTTTCATTTGGATTTGTCAATTATTTTCTATAGATATACCCCCTACTACGTAGTGGTAGGGGGATATCTCTATACTATCTCGGCAATCCCCTACCTCCCATACCTCGGACTCCATTCGAGAAGCACCACACCCCCTTAGAATGCGAAATCTCAAATGTGAACCATTCCTTCGTGCTATGCGCGCGAGTGACGCGCGTACACATACATACACACACGCCTTCGCAAGTCATGGACTTGCTCATCACGGGATGGACTGACTCGACCCTTCCCTTACGCGTGAAGCAGCATCGCGCGACGCCTGATCCTGTATGTACGCAGGAAAATTGGTGGGCATAATGCGCAGGGATTTTAACATTTTGTTGTGATATTATTAAAAAATCTTGTTGGTTGTTTGTGGTGTTGAAACGATAACCGAAAACTAAAAACGATTGCCTTATGGACAACACAACACCCAACACAACCACACAATTGCAAGCCCTCGAAAGCACAATGGGGCGTGACTTCATCGAAAACCTGTTCGAAGATTTCATCAACACCGAAGCCTTCGCATCGTTCGGCTTCTACACAGACCTACTGGCTGGTGCCTACAAGAGTGTCCGTGACCCGCAGTTCCGCTTACTTGTGCAAGGCAACTTCGATATGTTTGTTGCCCCTCAAAACACAAATGTGTAATGGGGAATTTCGCAACACAACGCAACCACAAGGGCTATGAGTACGTAGTCCGAGTGGTGAGCGCACCGACTCTGGGCGGTAAGACTGCAAGTGCAAGTAAGCGCAAGGTTCGGGGTAAGATGAAAGCCGATGCACTTGAAAACATGTACGCTGACCGGATTGACCGCAAGGTATACAGGGCACAAGCCCAACGTGAAACCCGTAGGGCAAAGCGGAAATAGAACTGTACTTTTTGGATGGTGGTGACCACACCTACAACGGACTACCTGCAAAGGGGATACCTATGCCCCTGTTGCACTGAGTGAGCGAGACACTCGTAGTCCCCTAAACAAATGTGAATGAGCATGAATGAGTTACAAAGACTGAGCCGGGCTGTTGCTATACACACCGGCAGAAGGAGAGGGAGCGAGAAGGAAATACGCGAGGCTTGGGCGTACCTATGTAAGGTACATGACAAGTACGGTACGGTAGACGTAGGTATTATCCGATCGCTCATACGTTGAACCGAAGGTTGAGAATGAGTTTTAACATTTCTTTAACGCTGATTGTCAGATAGTTACCCTATGTTTGTAGGGATGATTTGGTAGTGGAGACCACACTATAAACGGACTGCTACACAAGCACCAAGTCTTTTGGTTTTGGTTTATAACGTGGTGTTTGGGTGTACTATGGGTTCGAGTCCCATGCAGTCCCCTAAGCCTAAATGTGCAGGGCTAATGATGCACATAAACATATGCCTATGGATGAATTGAAAGATGGACAAGTCGTTTGTTTTAACGGCGAAGTCGAGAATTTAGATGACTGCTTAATGCTTACAGCACCGAGCGAGTACGAGGGAGAGTTTGCTCGAGAAGCGATGTGTGATAGACCTATGTTGCACCACGATGGGGGTTTCAATAGAGTCACCATACTTAATGACGAGTACGTGTCAGATGTAAAAACACTTGTGTGTGGTGACAAGATATGGTGGCCAGACTACGACAATGAGTGCAGTGTTTCCTACATAGATGGGGCGTACAGTATGTACGAAGGCGGGTGGTGTTGGACAGATGACACGCTGTACTGCGAGGAAGATGGGGGCACGTACCACATTGATGATTGTGGTTCGAATATCTTTTGGAGTGAGCGCAATGAGGAGTACCGACTTCAAGAGGAGAATGACCGCCAACTGCATGAATACCATAGTGGGTTTCGCAGGGACTTCACTTCACGTGACACTGTGTACACAATCGGCTTCGAGGTCGAGAAGGAAGATGATGACCCGTTAGATACGTGGGACTTGGATGCTGTGGATGAGACAGGGTGGTGCCGCGAGTCGGATAGTAGCCTATGCGATGAGACCGGCTTTGAATTAGTCAGTCCAATCTATGACTTGAATGACCCGCTGTTAGACAGTGCTTTGGAGGGCCGAATACTTCGTGACCATATCAACGCTGACTACGGCAGTAATTGTGGTGGACACATCAATGTAGGTAAGCGCGGTATATCGGGTGAGGAATTTTTCGATTCGATTCAAGCATTCGTGCCGTTGTTTCTAACTATATGGAGACACCGGATTACTAACCACTACTCGCAAATACAACGTAAGCCGGACAACTACAAGCGTGCCGGCAAGTATTCAGCGGTCAACATTCAAAGTAGATACATTGAGTTCCGCTTACCACCTGCGTTCAAGAACGTGACCAACCTGCTATGGCGTAGGGATCTGATGCGTATTATGTGTGCTAACGAGAACATCAAGCCGTTGCAATTGATTACTATGATGCTCAATCCTAAGAGTGCATTGGGTATTCACTTGCGTAAGGTGTACTCGAATGACCAAGTGCTGAAGGTAGTGAGCCTATACGCTCAGTTTGCCGATGACTTGTACGGTTCATTCAATTTTAGTGCTGATGGTGTAGGTGTATTCTACAAGAGTGCTGTGCGTAGATTGAAGAACCGCAAGGTAGACCCACGTACTATCGTGTCGTACTCAAGTGAGGCGGTGGATAGACTGCGAGACAAGTTCGGTATGAACTACGTGACTGATGCGCAACCTACTTTGGAGGCGATGGATAAACTTCTTGAAGAACAAAAATAATTATATAACCGAAACCGAAGAGTGCGATGGGATATAACCGCACAACTATGCTTATGTGTATTGCAATTATGAATGATGGTAAGATGTTACCTAAGAAAAAACTAAAGAACTGTTGGAACAACAACGATGATGGGGCCGGTATGCTCTACATCATGGATGGCTTGTTGTGTATCGAGAAGTTCCCTAACAAGGGGGGCAACTCGTTTGACAAATTCCTTGAGCGTTACCGCGAACTCAAGACTTCCGATGTGGGTGACAAGCCCATGCTCTTGCACTTCCGTATCGCTACACACGGTATGAGTGACGAGTACCTACACCCATTCGCTGTGACACCTACACTTGGACTCATACACAACGGTGTTATTTCGGGGTTCGGAACTAAGGACAAGAGTGACACTGCCGAGTTCGCAGAACTTGTGGGCACCATACCCAACGTAGATATTGAGATGCTCGACAACCCCTTTATCGAGGATGCAATCTTCACATACTTGGGTGGCTCAAGTAAGGTGGTGTTCATGGACAACGAGGGGTTGTACCGCATATTCAATGAGGGTGCAGGCTCATGGATTGGTGACAATTGGTTCAGTAACGACAGCCATTCACGTGCCGTACGATACTACGGAAGCACAGCCGTCACAGGATCGAGCCAGTACACCTACGATTGGGATGATGACAAGGCCGATGTGGATTCTTGGAACGCATCCTTTGGTGTAACTACTACCGATGAGTTAGATGACATAGCATACGACACTGAAGCACCACTGCAAGGAACGTATGACTGCGTAGGATGTGGCACACAAAACACGAAGATAAACTTCAACGCAGAGTGTATGAATTGTAGTGCATACCAACTCGATGCAGTCGATGAGGTCATGGAATTATGGACAAGCCTTGAGTGTGGCTACGAGGGTGATGACCTTAAAGATATAGCGTAATGGAATTTGAATTAGAATACAAAGACAACACGTTGAACGTGGTGGCCACTGTTGCTGTGTACCGAGATGAAGGTACATACGACACGCCACCTTACACCGAACATGAGGTGGAAGATCTGGAGGTGAGTATGTATGACCACGAGGGTAACCTTGTGTACTTGCCTACCGAACTGCTCTCTAAAGAGTTACGAGATAGTATTGATAAAATTATAAACGATAGAGTTGAGTAAGTATTTAGTCTCAATTTGCGAGACACATTTGGAAATGATTAACGGATTAGTAACCTTATACACATGAGATATGGATAAGAAACACATAAAAAAATTCGGCGAAATGCTGGAGAACAAGACCGTAAAAGCGGTAAGAAGATTGGAAGATTCAGAGATGAACGATTTAATGTGGTACAAGAACCCACTCGTATTGATATTCCAAGACGACACGCAATTGATATTGCAGTGCGATGATGAAGGGAATGATGGAGGTGCCGCCATGTTTTATGACTACAAGACAGGCGTAACGGAAACTATTTACACAGTTTAAAATGGATGACAGGATGATAGATAACTTTATTACATACTGCAAGGACATCGTGGCCAAGCACCCAGATCTTACGGATGAGGTGCATGACTTCTTTGACCTATGTATGATGGAGATAGAAGATGGTGGGTCGCAACCCCATGAAATCGAATTAGCGATGAGCGACATAGATGATTTAGTAACAACCAAACTCAAGAGTGCAAGAGGATAACACCGCACAACTATGCTTATGAAAGTATTTGCAGTAACCGTACCCAATCCTTACTTGGGTGAAGGCAGTAAGAGTATTGACCGAGTAGCACCTGCGGGTGAGACAATGCTATCTTACTTTACAGTCTTCGCAAAAGACTACGAGGATGCGCGTTTAGCGTTCGTAGAATTTTGTGGTAGAGGAAGGAACCTACCTACCCTCACAACTATTACACCTATCGCAGAGGACTCACGAGTACTCAAGCGAGCGGTAGTACCCAACACCCCTGCGATCCTGGATAGCGTGGAGATTGAAGCACTTGATGCAAATCAAGCGAAACAATTACTGCGTGAGTTCATATCCAATGACAGCACCGACCCGCTGTTGGCTATGGCTATCCGTAAGGTGACTGAACTCGATGAGTTCGTTGCATTCAGAGGCCTTGAGTCTACTCTACAATCTCAAATTGAGATAGAGGAGGTACCACTAAGTGAACTACAATCTCTTGCAGATGAGGTGAGTGATGATGTGAACCAAAGTCTTAGTGGCTTAAAGAACACCGGGCTAAGTCGTGACAAACTTAGTTTCATTGAGCGTTTAACTTCTAAACGTGGTGGATAATGAATGAGTTCCGTAAAGCGGTACGTATTGTGGAAGAGGCGCGGGATACCGCCGCGCTTCTACACAGTACCTACATACGTATACAATTAGATCAGGCACTTGAGGTGCTTGCCAAAGCAGAAGTAGAATTTAATAAACAAGAGTATGACTTATAGACAATTGGTGGACTACCCACCTACACTAAGAGTACCGGATTCGATACGTCAAATCAAGATTGACTTGGTGTCCGTGATGTGCGACAACAAGTACAGATGGATAGCGAGTAAGAACGACGATGGAGATTTCGTAATCCGTACGGGTGGCTATGCATTCAGCAACTTTGGAATACCACACCACAAGGATGACCTTGAGTGGGCAATGGATGCTAATGATTGGGATAGCGTGTTCGATATGATTAACGAAGGCACCGTGAAGGTGTGGAAGATAGAGTACAGATAACTAAATACAACTTGCCTTATGAAAGTATTAGAATTATTTGCTGGCTCACGTTCAGTGGGCAAAGCCGCAGAAGAACTTGGGATGAATGTATTCTCAAGTGACATCAAACAGTTTGGTGGTATCGACTACGTTGTTGACATCCTGGACTTTGATGTAGCAGAAGTGCATGGATTCACTAAGAATCTATGGGTACCCGATGTGATCTGGGCATCACCCCCGTGTACATCGTATAGTATTGCAGGTGTAAGACACCACCGCAATGGACAAGAACCTACCTCAGACTTCGCTGTAAAGAGTGACAAGATTATGGACAAAGTTCATGAGTTGATACACTACTTTACACTGTTGAACCCTAACCTTGTGTACTACATTGAGAACCCTCGTGGTATGCTACGCAAGATGGACTTCATGAAGCGTCATCCGATACGGCACACGGTAACGTACTGCCAGTATGGAGACACACGTATGAAGCCAACCGACATATGGACTAACGACTTGCGTTGGAACCCACGCCCTATGTGTAAGAATGGTGCGCCTTGTCATGAGCCTGCACCAAGAGGGTCACAAACAGGCACTCAAGGGAGAGCCAACAACCATGAGCGGAGTAAGATACCGCATGACTTATGTTTAGAAATATTAAAATTAAATGAATTGACTTATGCCTAAGACACCCAAAGAATTTCAACCGAGAAAGAAGCCTTCATTAGTAATGGAGTTGCTTGCTTATGTATTTATTTACGGCCCAATCTTCACGTTCTTCTACGTGATTATCAAGGGGCTCAACACTTTATTCGGATACTAACATGTTCCGTAAACGCAAACACATAAAAAGAACTGAGGCATACCTGCGTATGCTTGAGTTGGATCAGATCAACCTTACCCTACATGCGAGTAGGTTTGGTTGGTCGACTGACATTCAACATCAACTAACAAACTCAGCGATGTTGATACGCAAGTACCAACGTAGACTTAGGTTAATACGAATGTGATTCGCGAATCGCAAATCCTCACAACGATGAACCTTAAATTGTCACAAATTAAGGGTAAAATTGTACGTTTAAACATACAAAATAAGGGTAAACCTTCACATTATACGTACACACATATAACCTTTAACACCAAAGAGAAATGAAAACACTAATTGTACTTACACTTATGCTTGCTGTCTTGTTTATGTATCTAACCGGTAAAGGAGAACAGCAATGAAAAGGATGAAACAATTTATGCGCATAGCAATGGCAAGGCTACGCCCTATCTACAAACACCCCGCTCAACGCAGAGCGTGGGCTGCAAACATGTACAGAAGATGGCAAGAAAGAAAGAATGGACACTCTACAAAGAAGTAGAGGGAATGAAGTACCCCCAAGAGGACTTGAACATCGAGAGACATTGGAGGATAATGGTAAGGTACGCATTGTGCAAGCACCAGAATGTTAAGGAGGCATCCAAGGAACTAGGGGTAACACCCCGCACAATATTCCGGCTCATCAACAGGTGGGATATTGAGTGGAGACTTCCAGATCTTGAGCCGTTGAAAAAAAAAACAGTGTAACATTTGTTAGTTAAATGTGGATACTGTAAATTTGAATCAATTAAATTTTATACTATGTCTAACACTTATCAGTTCAAAACAACGAACATCAAAGGCAAGCAGTACGTTGAGGTTAATCAACGTGTCATTGCATTCCGTACTCTATCAGAGTACAAAAATTTCTCATTGGAAACACAGGTGCTACACCTGGATCCAGAGTCATGTGTCATACAAGCAACCATATCAAACGCTGACGGAAACGTAGTGGCTCAAGGTATGGCGCAAGAGGACAAGAGTTCCTCTCGAATCAATCAAACCTCATACGTAGAGAATTGTGAAACGTCCGCTGTAGGTAGAGCCCTTGGGTTCTTAGGTATAGGGATAGAGACATCAATCGCTACGGCTGATGAGGTAGGCATGGCAATCGCTAAGGAAGGGGAGCCTGCACCCAAAAGTAAGGAAAGTCTCAACGAGATATTCAAGAAGTCAGTGGAGTACATCAAGGCAGGTAAGAACAAGCCTGATCGTAACACACGCTTCACTGCGATACAAGACAAATACAAAGGCACCATGACTGCTTCTCAGATTTCTAAGTTAGAGAAGTTAGTATGACTCATGGATGGTTTGAGTCTTTAGTAAAGAAGACAGGAAAGAAGTACCTATCGTACTCTTCAATCAAGCATGCACTGCAAGACATTGCGCTGTTTGAATTATATATGCAAGGCAAGTTGCGTAAGGAATCGGAGGCACTCACTTTTGGGAGTGCTTACGATTGTCTTTTGTTTGAGCCTCACAAGTTTGACAATCAGTTTCACGTCATGGATGACACTGAGATTATCAAAGAAGTCGGAGGCAAGAACCCTCGTGTCACGAAAGTGTACAAGGAATGGAAGGCTGAAGAAAAAACAAAAGCAAAAGACAAGACTGTTGTATCTATAGAGGACTACCAACAATGCATCGACATGATAACAAGGCTCGATGAATCGAAGGTGCTGAACATATACCTAGATGGCGACTATCAAGTAGAGTTCTTACAAGAACTTGAAATTGGCGGGGAGGTAGTTCCCTTCCGCGGTTTCCTTGACTGCCTCGGCAAAGGATTCATAGCAGACAGTAAGTCTTCTCGTAGCGTGAAGGGATTCCCGAGAGATGTACGTGTATTCGGATACGACATACAAGCATTCCTATACACACACGCATTCGGAGTAAAGGATTTCTATTGGGTAGTGCAGGAGAAAGCATACCCGTATTTACCAGCAGTATATAAAGCATCAGAGGAAACCCTTGACTCTGGTAGACGTAAAGTGGCTCGTGCCTTGAGCATAATCAAGGAACATTATGAGAATGACAAGCCATCGACTACGTTCTTTTTACAAGGGGAAATTTAATCAATCAATTGCTATGTCACAACAACAAAGCAAGGGAGTTTACATGGGATATGTAGGCGAACGCAAAGAGTTTGATAGTGGTGTTGTCAAGTACAACATCTCTTTCAAGGAAGATCAGTTGGATGAGATGAAGAAGTATCTAACGGGCGCAGGTAATGTGAACGTGGACTTCATCATTAAGACCGACGGAACTGCATTCACGAGTGTGTTCAACCCACGTGCAAACGGGGGAGCGAACACTCAAAGCCAAGCCGCTAAAGCAGTGGCTCAAGGCAACGACGGATTGCCGTTCTAAATTACTAATGTAAGGGAGGGGATTCAATCATGTTAAGCAAAACTCCCCTGTTCAAGGGCCCCTCCCTGCATTAATACTTTACATTATGAATGGAAACTTTGGAGATAAAAGAAAGACGGCTGGTGGTCAACACAGTGTGCGCACTTATAACATTAAATACAATAGACGAAAAAAAAGATGGCAACTAAACAAAGGAATAAACCCAATCTTCAGCGCGAAGCAGAAGGAGGACGTAGAGTGGTGGTACAAGGAAGTGATAACGAAGAACTGCGTGATATTCTAATCGCTGTATACGGTACACTGAAGCGTGGCTTTGGTAACAACATACTACTAAGCAATGCTGTATACGTTTCGAATGCAAAGACAGAGAGACAATACCCTATGGTAGTACATGGATCAGGACTACCCTTTCTCGTAGAGAAGCCTGGTGTTGGATTCAACGTAGATGTAGAACTATACTTAGTATCGGAGGATGAACTTAAACAATTGGATATGTTAGAAGGACACCCCGATTGGTATAAAAGAAAGAGACGAGGGGCGGTCACACCCGAAGGTGAAACGCTGTTGCCTTACATATATTTTGCACCCGATGAGTACTATCACAAATCAGAGACGCTTCATGAGTGCTACTAAATGTTTTGTTGAGATAGGTAGTTGTGATTTTAACACACTGAATGACCTAGGTAAGAATGGGTGGACAGGAGTTATCATTGAGCCGGTACAAGAGTACCTAAACAACTTAGAGAAGCACGATGGTGTAACGTACATGAACTGCGCGATTGATGTGAGTAGAGGCTCAAGACAGATGGATGTATTCAAGCAGTCTGTCATTGAAAAAGACAGAGACTTTGCGGGCATGAGTTCGTTCTCTGAGTACACTCTCAAGGGCAACAAGAACCTAGTGGAGTCAAGGTTAGTTGAATCAATTACCTATGACGACATGATAAAGGAGTCTGGTATAAGCCAGATCGACTTCTTAAAAATCGACACCGAAGGGCATGACTTGGTTATCCTTAATCAAGTTGCATACGAGGGTGCGTTGCGACCCAAACTGATTAAGGCAGAGCACAAGCACGTTGCAAATGGATGGGCATCCATGAGGGAATTACTTGAGAGCAGAGAGTACCTAGTCTATCAAGAGTTTGATGACGTGTATGCTATAGACATGCGCACCAGTTCTAGCAGAGATCCCTTCAAGAATCATTTCGAATTTAATCTGAAAGAATAATGGACAAGATATGTAAGAGCGCGTATCGCGCCAACATGTGCACTCTTGTACGCGCGCAAGTGGATGAGCAGTTAGAGAAATTAGCGACACTGCACACTTCGTTTGGTACTAAAGGTAAGGGTGATAAAAGAACAAAGAAGGAACTTAAGGAAGCAGAGGCTGTGCTGTACAGGGAAATCAAAAGGCTAGTGCCAGAGTATTACAAACGAATTATAATTGACAAGTAATGAATAAGTCTCAACTAAGAGAGATGAACAATACCTCTCTCAATAATAATGCGATACCAATGAAGAAACTGCAACCATTCAGAAGAAGTGATGGGCGGTTATTGGTTGGTCGCTACAAAGGTCAATCGCTCAAAGATGTACCTAGGTCATACATTACATGGATGCTCAACAACATTGAGTTGGACTCATCCTCTATTAGTTACTTGAGAAATGAAAAACTAATATGACTGAGTATCAAATAGAAAGAAGCATAGAGCAGAACGCTATAACCCTAGCGACCTCTGTGTTCTCGAAGATTAACCGAGCACACAAGGAAAGTTTAACAATGAGCAGAAGGGATAGAGAGTTAGTGGAAACTAGGCAGATGATATGGGCTTATCTAAAAGAGAACACAAGACTTACCATGTCCTATATGGGCAGTGTATTTAATAGACACCACAGTACCGTGATAGCAGGTCTAAGGGTGCATAACAAGAACATGGATGTGTTCAGCAATGGTAAGCCTATTAACCCCTTGTATGTAAGCAAGTATGAAGAGGGTTCAGTTATCCTCGATCAGGCGCTTGCCCACACACGTGAGAAGAATAAGTCCCTAGTGTACCGAGTAGTATTATACACCAACAACACTGAGACGTTAGATAAATATGAAATAGTAAATGTAACCAAGGTATGATTATATCAGACAAATTTAAGTTCATCTTCGTAAAGATTCCGAAGAACGCAAGCACCTCAATGGAGGAAGCACTGCTTAAACTAGACCCAGAGGCAATGGTCATGGATAATAATAGTCCACCATTTGGTCACGAGACAATGGCTACTATCAAAAAGATAGCCGGTGAAGATAGGTGGAACGAGTACTTTAAGTTTGGGTTTGTCAGAAATCCGGAGAGAAGATTTATATCACACTATGTATACAACTGCGATTACCACTACAGGAATAACCCCAGTGTTGCGTGGGTGTTTGACGAGACAGGCAACTTCCCTGCCCCGGAAGACAAAATAATAACAAGGGATATGCTCATGCAGTTTCATTTCTTTGACAAGTTCTGGAGTAAGCCCTACCTTAAGTATCAGCAGGTTGAATGGATGGAAGATGACATGTGGCTAGGCGTGGTTGAAAACATCGAGGAGGATTGGCAGTATGTTTGTGAGCGCATTGGAGAAACCATTCCGCTGTTTAAAACTAATGCTACCAACTCTAAGATCTGGAGTCTAGGCGATGAGGCCAAGAAGGTTTTTGAAATCTTGTATGAAGATGACATAAAAATGTACAACGACAGGATAGCATATGGAATGGGACTTAAGTGAGAAGCAACCTATACACTACTATAATGTAGACATTATATGGCAGACCAAGCGTGGCAAAAAAATGTATACCAATAAATGGAAAGGGCTAGAGTGTGTGAGCAGAGCGAAAGACCTTAAGGGTTTGAATAAGGATAAGAAAGCATTAGAATTTTTAGAGGGCCTTACAAAACTTACAGCCAAGAAACTAAACTTCAGAGTATACAAAATCAATAGCAAAGAGATAGTAGGGTACTCAGAGATTCACAAAGAAAAAGACTACGACAATGAGTTCAAGTGAGACAATCACAATGTTTCCGTCTGTAACGGATATAGATAACCCACATTACACAACACTAGATGAATCCCTCACACGTATACGTGAAGGAAAAAGTCAAGCCAAGGTCGAGCAAGTTAGAGCAGGCAATAAGGATGTAAAGAAAACCCTGCCTATCGCACTGTTCTCTGGTGTATTTGAAGGCAGAAGAGACAGCCAGATCCTGGGGCATAGCGGTATAATAGTATTGGACTTTGACCATATAGATGTAGAGGATTACAAGTCATTACTTGGCACCGATGATTACATACGTGCCTGTTGGACGTCTCCGAGTGGAGACGGATTGAAAGCACTTGTACAGGTTACAAATCCCGAGAGACACCGTGATCACTTCCGTGCGTTGCAAGCCTACTTCGATAGAACATATGGACTAGAGGTTGACCCTTCTGGAATAAATCTTTCGCGTGCTTGCTTTGAAAGTTATGACCCAGACCTTGTAAGTAATGAAGACCCTCATGTGTTTGGGCTAATGCTTTCAGAAGGCAGTGAGCATCAAGAGGTAGTACAGCGTGAGGCATACACCGACTACGAGAAGTTAGATATTGTAGTACACATGATACGCAAGGCTGATGATGGAGATAAACATCGTACGCTTTTACGTGCTTCCATATTGTGTGGTGGATACATCGCCGCAGGAAGGATGGAAGAGGACGAAGCACTGCGTGTTATGGAGCGTGAACTTGTACGTAGAGATGTACAAGACATAGACCTAGCACGTAAGACTATGGGTGACGGCATCAACCAGGGTAAGACCATGCCTATCCGTGAGATTATTGATGACGAGAACAAGATTAAAAGAGAGTTCCGTATCAACGATGGAGACATGTCTTTTATATCTTCGGATGCCACTGATCTGGAATGGATAAATGATTTCGCAACAGGTAAGATAGAGAAGGGACTTACCACCGGGCTAACAAACCTAGATAAGTACTACTTGTTTAAGAAAGAGTTTACTATTATCAATGGTCACAGTAATGTAGGTAAGACTACAATGGCCTTGTATCTAATGGTGACAGCATCTGTACTACACAATTGGAGATGGATTATATATTCTTCCGAGAACAGAACTGCCGCTGTTAAGATGAGGCTTATGGAGTTCTTAGTTGATGTACCTGTTAGTGACATGCACTATGAGGAAAGAGTAGCCGCATACAAGTGGGTGAACAAACATTTTACGATTATAAATAACAATCAAGTGTATAGTTACACCGACCTTATAGTATTCGCTGAGAAACTTATACGACAAGAGCCTTATGATGGTATACTGATTGACCCTTACAACTCATTGAAGACAACCATATCAAAGAACGCTCAACTATCTTCTCATGAGTATCACTACGAGGCCGCATCAGAACTACTCACCTTTAGTGTCAACAACAACATGGCAGTGTGGCTGAACACCCACTCGGTTACTGAGGCTCAAAGAATTAAAGGCCCCGATGGATTGCCTGTAGCACCGAGTGCTGCTATGACTGAGGGCGGCGGTAAGTTCGTGAATAGGGCCGATTCTTTCCTCACATTTCATAGAAAAACGCAGTCAAACGACTACGATATACGCCAACGTACAGAGATTCATGTGCGTAAACAACGTAACCAAGAGACCGGTGGTCAACCCACACCTTGGGATGATCCTGTGGTTCTTGAAATCAATAGTTCACGTACAGGTTTTAGGAATCTTGGTAGTAGTGAAAAAAGTTTTACTCCTTTAGCGTACAAGAACAGTAGTTTAGACTTATATTAGAGGGTGGATGAAGTCACCGAAATCAAATTGGAGTTACCAAAGCCGCCTTCGCTTAATCAATTTTACAGTGGGAGGCATTACGCGGTACGCTCAAAGTACAAAAAAACTTACTGGGAAAAAATCCAAAAGGTTCTTGAAGGATTTGATAAGTGGCACATGGAGTCTATGTCTATTCATGTTTACTACAATTGCCGTTATGATGTTGATAACGCTATTTGTTGCAGTAAATTTCTTGCTGATTATCTACGAAACAATGGTTATATTGATGACGATAGTCCTAGATTTTTCACATCACAGTCTACGCATTACGACGGGACGGTGGCCAAGGACACCTTTGTAGCAAAAATAAAAGCGCATGGATACGAAACTATTAAGTAAAGTTTATTTCCTGGCGACTGCAAGAATGCAGGAAGCAGCCATAGAGTTGTACGAAGACCTACACACAAACAGTGGTGAGGCTCGTACCGATGCTGAACGTCTGCATAACACCATACGAAAGCATAAGAGAAGCATAGATACAGAATTTGATTTAATAAGAGCCGCATTGTTAGAGCATTATGATGACGCTGATTTATCTTGACGGCCTAAATGGTATCAACTATCACCGGCTAATGACACCCTTCCTTAGACTTAAGGAAGAGGAGGATCTGGAGATACACTTTATAGAAAACTTTAATGACCTTAAAGAGTTCGACCTTTCAAAGGTCAAGAACCTTGTAGGGTCAAGAAGGTTTAGCGTCTCCAATCATAAAGCATTCAAGCAGTATCTGGTAGACAATGATGTCAAACTTATATTAGACAACGATGACTATTGGAAACTACCAAAGGATAATCCTGCTTACGAATACTACAAGAACCATCAGTCAAAAGATATCAAGGCGAGTATACTCATAGCCGATGAGATTTGGAGTCCCTCTGCGTTTCTTGTAGAGATAATGAAAGACATAAACCCTTCCGCTGTATACCGGGTGATACCGAATACCATACATCAAAAGGAGGAGCAATGGATTGATTGGGAAAAGGATATGCCTAAAGACTACAAGGTTCGCTTTGGATATCTCGGAGCCAATGGACATCAAAAAGATTTAGAGCAGATGGGTATGACGTTTGAAGACCATGAGTTATATTGCATGGGTCTGATGGACTATCCAGAAAAGTTAAAAGCAAAGTATAGAATGAACCCTGTGGATATTACTCAGTACGCTAAGTTGTACAAGTTCTTCGATGTCTCCCTTAGCCCCTTGAAGGACTCCAAGTTCAACAAAAGCAAGTCTGAATTAAAAGTAGTTGAAGCAGGGTTCACTCGTACTGCAATCATAGCATCAAACGTAACGCCATATAAGGAGGTTATAAAGCACGGAGAGACAGGCATCCTGTGTGACACACCACAAGAATGGAAGGAGGCCGTAGAGGGCATGACATTACCCAAGGCTATGAGGCTTGGTAAGAATCTTTACGAGTATTGTAAAGAGCATTATGATTTGTCTACCATAAATAAACTGCGGCTTGAAGGACTCTCATGAAAGACCAGATCCCATCATACCTAAAAGAATATGCCAATGACCTTACGTTAAGAAGGATTGATGCTAATCGCAGAAGGTATAAGGGTACTCACAAACAGAGAAAGGGTACAAAGCAATCAGTATTATTGGGAGAAGTATCAAGAGAGTATTACACAGAGTACATAGGCATACTTGGTGAGTTGCTTATCCGTCATTACTTTGAGGTTACACCAGAGGTAACTAGATATACAGTGTCTACGCTGTTAAAAGAAACAAAGAATGTTACTGATGACCCAGACATTATAGTAGAGTCAACAAAGATTAAGTACGGACTTAGTGTAAAGACTTGTGAGAAAACATTCAAGGCTAACAAGAGAGCGATGGATAAAGAAGAGTCCGACATAGTACTCTTCATCTTGTTTACATCACCAGACGAATATCTATTTGCCGATTTCACACCCGACGATGTAAGGCTCTGGGATGTAAGGCACGCATACTCACCCTATTACGAAATGAAACCTCTATAGATACGTTTTGTATCTTCGATGCTCCCACAATTTCGTGGGTTACAAACAATTATTTATCGCTCATTATGGAAGACTTCGACAAATTCGTAGCAGAACTTGAATCGGCTGAACAACCGACTTGTAACACCTTAAACCCGGAAGACTGCGAAGCGTGTGGCTCCTGATCAGGAGATTAATTTCTTACGTAAGAAAAGCACAGATAGAAGAAGCAACAGTAAGTAAAAAGAAAACTTGTAAACCTTGTTGTACCACCTGTCGCTGTCCTTCATAACGATGGACGGGACAGGTACTTCTATCACCTGTACAATAGTATCACTTTCGCAAATTGCGTCTACCATAATGGTGTCAAACGAACGCACGATGTTAACCTTAAGTCTATCCTTAGTGATGGTAATGGTGTCCCGCTGTTGAAGAGTTATGGTATCACGCACCGAGACCGGTGCAGTTACAATCGTATCCGTAACAACAACCGTGTCTTTCCTTAGTACGCTGGGGTCTTTCTTGATTGCTTTTCTTAGGTGCCACTGCGCGCTGCAACTGCTCAATGATAGCACTATTATTAATAAGGATAGCCATTTCATTTATCTCAACTGATAGTTAACACCCGCTCTTAGGTTGAATATATTTCTGTCCCAATACTTCATGTACTCGACCTCTGTAAAAAAGCCCCAACGCTTTCCTGGTTTCCATCCAAAGACAAGACCTGTACTGTAGTCAACCCATTGATTCCCATCTACGTAGTTGCTATAAGAAAACTCTTCTTTGTCACCTACGTGCATGTGGTAAGGAAGAATGTTTAACCAAGAGTGTATCCAAAAGTCATCCTCATAGTGATAATAGTCTACCCCAATTATCGCAGACACAGACTGAATAAGACCAACACTATCTATGCTAAGTTTGTTGAATTCATTTACGATACCAGGGTAGATATATCTGCGGAAGTCTTCATCGGTATCAGCAACCTTCTCCCCTTCTGGGTCTAACCAGAACCAGTCGCCGTTATCTATCTCATCATCATTGTCGTAATCAATGCCATAGTAGACGTCTTCATAACCCATGTTGCGTACTAAGTCCCACCAAGGGTTGTGTGCTAAGAAGTCTGCTATTGGATTATATCCATATGACCTGTGTAAACGCCCGGCAACACCTGCTGAAAAATCTAACTCACCTATATGTAATCTTAGTCTTGATTCTACTTGCGTATAATTCAAATCAACAAGCCCTTGACTATAGTACTCGCCCTTTACCATAAAGTATTTAGCAAGGTATCTAAGGAAGTATCTTTGGTTTACGTATGCTGACCCTTGCTGACGACCCACGTCGTACTGAGCAAGGTATTCAAGTCCCTTCACAGAACCAACTGTAGCAGACAACGCTGTTGTAGACTCTGTTTGTCCGTCATAGAACCTGTTCTGTCTGTTCTCATAGTCATACCGAGCAACCCTACGTACTCCTATGGTTGCCTTATAATCAAACGGATTCTCTATAGTTATGTTTTGAAGATCCCCGCCTTGAGTTACATAGTATTCTTTTTGAGCAGGCATTGGTGAAGAAGCAAAAGCACTCGTGTAAAATGTAGCGTACTTAAATATACCCCCCACCACCTGTGCCTGGGAGAATATGGAGGACAGTACAAAGAAAGTAATTAGTATGTTTCTCATCAGAATTTACTTGCTCCAGTTATTTTATCAATGACATCCTGTATATCCTGGTGTGTAACAGAAAGGCTTAACGAAAGACCTGGCTCCCACCGCTGTATCTCTTTACCGTTTTCGTAAAGTATTATTGTAGGAACAGACTTTATGTCTGCGTATTCTTTAACCTCAGCATCATCAATCCATGCGTCGATAACCCGGGCGTCACTAATTTTTTTTAATGGTACGCTGTTGCTAGAATTAAACTCAGCGTTATAATGAACCACCACCAATCCCCTGATCGGTACCTTGAAGGCACACAGCAGGGTGAATGCTATGGCGAGGGCAGCCTTTTTCATTTCATCTCGAAGAGACGCCCCTCTATTTTGTCTAGTTGCTTCTTGATGTCATCAACATCCGACTTGGTGTTCATGATTGTGGTGCGTATCAACTCATCTTTTAAGTCGTACTCTGTTCTTCCTATCACTGGTGCAGGTAATTCTTTTGCCTCTTGCACCTCAGCCTTTAGGTCAAAGTATCCAAGGCTAACTATCACTGCGCCGCCGATAATCATACCAACGGTCTTTAGTGATAGCCCTACTACTGTGTCCTCTGATATTTCTTTATTTATCTCCACCGGACTTAGCAAATTTTTCTAATCCAGCAATTCCAAAACATCCTATCGTGACGTACACGAAAGAGTTGTAGACACCTTCATTGATTACTAAATCCTTTCCTAACGCACCTGTTACCAGATCAAGCGTCATGACACAAACCATTACAGCAAATGAAAGCGCACCGAGAATACTCTTCTCGTTCCAGTCATTGCTGTCTTTAAATATTTCTTTCCAACTCATTACTTGCCCGATGATCCCGAAGAACCAGACGATCCAGAGGAACCCGATGAGCCAGATGAGCCAGAGGAACCCGATGAACCAGACGAACCAGACGGGGAACTAGCCCCCGAGCCATTGTCGCTCTTGCCTTCGCAGTATTTACTTTTTCTTTTAAAAACCTTTACGGCTAGCCAACAATATAATTTCTTTAATCTTTCCATTCTACAAATATAAGTATCCTATTTGGGAAGTTCGAGGTCGTACTTCACATACATAGCCTCCTCTGGGCTCTTAGCAAACGTCCTGTCAATAGTGCTCTCTACACTAGAGATGATACTGTAGTTGCCAAACTTAGCAGAATAATTAGCAGCGAATTGATACGCTCTCTTTATCTCATCCAACCGCACCTGTCTGTTGACCTTTTCTGCATCACTCAATGAGGTGTAAGGCTTGCGGAAATTCTGCTCGCTCATATTGTAGTAGAACTGTCTTGCTATATCAACAGGATAGTCTCTAAAGATTACGGCAGTAGATAACTCAGCCGCTGTTTCAAGGGGTTGCAACTCTATGTCTGGGTTTTCCTTCGCTTCCTTCATGCGCTTGCGATATGCACGAGCGATGTAGTTAAAGTTAGGCGGTATAAAAGTCTCCTTAAAGATATAAGAACCATAAGCATCTGACCACTCCGTTAGGTTAGGCCCAATGATGTACCTGTGGAACCAACCTACGTCATCGTTACTAAGGATTGGCCGTCCATAAGAGTCCTTTCCATCAACAAGATTAAAGAGTAATCGCGCTGCAAGGTTAGGGTCTTTGAAATCAGCGGCTATACTTTGTAGCATATTGCTTCTGGATATACCGTTACGTCCATATATAAGCCCTTGCAATTCATCGTATGGGTCTTCCGAACTCATGTTAGCAAATCGAATCTTACCGTCTTTGTCCATCCCTACAGCGACAATGTTTGAGCCCTGCATCCATGGAGGTAATACATAATTAGTAGACCTTGCTTGTTGTCCAAGTTCATCTTCCTCGTCGTCCTTCAATAACAAACCTGCTATGGCTTGATACCCTACCTTAGATAAGCCGGCAAGTGCGAGCCCCATGCTTAGTGTACCTGCACCATCTGTCATGTACGCACCACGTTGTGATTTGGTTAGGTTCTCGTTAGTCATAGCCTGTCCCAGATCTGCAACTGCATTACGATAGATGCTAAAGAAACTACGGAAGGCTTCCACACGGAACGAAAGGAAGTCACCAACAGGTAACTTAAATAGATTGCGTAATGACGGATGTATACGAGACATGGTAGGCATGTTCTGCTTGATACGCTCGGCTGTCATCTCGTCAACCTGCTGCTTCTGAGCAAAAGAAAGTTCATCGTATGACTTACCCTCGGGATTAGACTCAAGTCTCTTAGCGAAGTTCTCACGCTTAGTGAGGTAAGCAATCATCTTGGTATAGTCATCAATGAATCCATACTGATAGGCGGTACGTGCTGCCTTTATACCTAGTTCCTGCTGTGCTTTTTTCACCCCTGCTGGTAACCACTTCCACGCTAACTCTGGCGACACACCTTCCAATTGCTGGATGAATGAATCATTGATGTCACTAAACATACCCATGTTTGGAGATGAGCCAAGCAATCCAAGTTCTCCCATGCGGTCAAGAATTTTTTCATACTCTGGATCTAACTCACCGTCCTTCATTTTCTTGAACCTGTTCCTCAAGTCTTCCATTGCAGTAAGCCCTCCTCTGTGCTTATTAAATGGAAGCACAAAGTTTGCTCCTAAGAAATACCAACCACCCATGATGTTCTTTCTCCAGGTAGGTAGGTTGTATAGTACACGCACACGACGCATCTGTAACAGAAGTTTATAGTATCCTTGAAGAACCTTGTTGTCAGACTGATACATCGGTGTTTGCTTCAGCATGCTAACGAAGTCATTCTTCACAGCCTTGCCGCTCATTGGAGATTTCTTCTCCTCAATAACCGTATAGTTCTCTAGAAAGTAATCCTTTAGTTTGTCTTCGATGTAGTCAATACGATCTGAAGGAAACGCAGGGGTTTGACCATCTATTAGTTGACCACCTGTTCTTGTATAGAAATCATCAAAGGACTCTTCCTTACCCATAAGGCCCATGTCACGTGCAATTTGAGGAACCCTTACACCAAGTCTTTTCTCTGGGTCTTTAGACATGATGGCACGTACAATCGGAGTAGTAACAATTAAATCCCCAAGGTCACTACGCTGTGCAATCTCATTTACTCTATCCACCAGTGTGAACTGTTGCACCATGTTGGTAAGAGTAGCAACGGTTTGACTGAACTTAATGTATGGGTCTTTCTCTACGCCCATGTAGTCCATCAACTCAATAGGTAAGTCTTGACGCTGTTTTAATTTCTTAGTAGGTATTCTTAGTTTACCCAAGTCTTTAGTGCCTGCCAAGCCTTCGCCATATCTACCTTGAGATTCTCGTGATGCTGCCTCTATGTTTCTTAGACTATCCTTGACCCTGTTCTTAACCTCTTCTATCTGAGTTGTCTCTACGAACTGAACAATGTCATCTAACTCATTCATATCAAGATTCCTAGCCTCCATCTCCTCAAACATTTCATCAGTGAAGTTGTCGTTTTCATATATGTCAAAAGCGATGTCGTATATCATGGCATCTACCATAGATTTCTCAGCGGCTGCTCTTAGTTGTGGGTCGAACTTAAAGTTGGGATCAGTAAACGCACGATATGTTCTTGTGCCGTATGACGCTGTGTTATCTATAATAGTCTCCTGCAATTCACTGCTTAGGTTATCAAAGACAGCGCTGTTCTGTATAGACTCCTGCATAGAAGCACGTATCGCTGTTAATCTTCCAAGTTGTTTCATCAACTCGGGGTTTATTTCTTGCAGTTTATCGAAGGCTTCTCGTCTTGTCTCTTCCTTTGCACCAAACAGATAGTCATTAGACAGGTCAGCCACCTCTTGTCTCTGCTCGTCTGGTAACTTATTTGTTATCTTATTTATCTGACGCAACGCAAGGTAAAATCTATTGATGTGCTGTACGTTTATAGACTCCGAAATCTCCAATGCTTGAAGCACATCTCTACGTGTTCCTCTAAGCCTGTCTATACCAAGAACCTTCTCGAGTTTCTTTGCTAATGCGTTTAGTTTAGGGCCTAGAATTCCGGTTAGTTTTTCTAGAGGATCAAAGGTCTTGTCGTAGTTCTCTGGATCTGGTATACCTGCCACGTTTTTACTTGGCTCTACATCCATCTCGCCCGTAGGCTTTTCAAACCCGTACTCGTCCTTCTCTGTTTTTTCCGTAGTCGTTGGTCGCTCTCTTTGAAAGCGTTCTGTCTGCAAGGATTCGGCCATAGGTACTTGACTGATGTCTGCACCAGCACGTACAGCCTTACTCATTCCTTTCATGTACTCAGAAATATCTTTAGCCAGACCAGCCTCTTCAAATATCTGTACACGATTGCCTGTTATCTTACTTACGACACCATTTAAAAACGCTTTGAGTTCCTCGAGAAAAGATGCTTCAAAAACAATTCTTTCACTACCGAGTAAGCCACCAAGTTGAACCATAAATTCCTCTGACTTGTAAGCACCAGCAGATTCTCCATCCTCACGCTCCATGTATCGCTCCGCAAAAGCATTTAACTCCTTGACATTGCTCTCGCTTAACCTACGAATCACAAGTTTCCTAAACTGATTGAAGTCAATAGGTCTGTCGTTAAAAAACTTTGAGAATATCTTGTGGTAAACCTCATGATACGCAGTGCCTTCTGCTGTATATCTATCTACCTTACCTCTCTGAGATAGGGATTCATCTGCGGATGGTATAGACACTATAATAGGAGCGTCTTTAGTGCCTACTCTACCAGAGGTTATACCAGCAGCATTTTTTAAATCTGCTTTTTTAAAGCCAGCCGCTTTACCCGCTGCGTAGAAACCCTTTCTTCCAAACCCTACATTGAAATCTTTAGAGTCTGGATTCAAAAGTCTGTAGGCCTCACTTGCTAACACAAGTTTGCTTAGTATCCGCTGTTCTTTTATAGGTATCCTTTTACCGTCGCTATATTTTCCTTCCTCCAGCATTGTTCGCAATGCACCCGCGTCGTTCTTATCAAACAGGTTAAAGAAAACTCCTTTCTTCCTGTCTCTGTTGTATTTAAAATCAGTCAGCGCGTCGGCTACACTTTTACTTCTTGATTTTCTACCTACTTCTTCTTGGCGTGCTTGAAGTATTCCACTAATTTGAGCCTTCGCTCTGCTTGTTTCCGACTTGGGTACGTCCCCAAGTTCTTCCCCGACTTGCTCTGCACCTGGTACTTCTTCGGGCTTAACTTTTTTATCATCTGGTTGCGCTTGTGTTTGCTCTTCTGTTTGGCCCGACAGCAACTGGTCTAACTCTTTGGCTGACTGCTCCATCTCTTCTTCGATAGCAGCCTTTTCTTCCGCAGTAATATTACCTTCCTTTAATACTGCCGCTGCTGCATTAAGGTCACGCGTTAACTGGTCTGCTATTTCTTCTTGTACCCCCTCTAGTTTCATAACTCTCTCAGAGGTTTCTCTAAGTAGGCTGTACTTTTCTTGTTTTAGTCGCTGTAGTTTAGCGTCTACGGCTTTCTTTGTGGTTGGGTCTTTCTTCTTAGACTCTCTAAGTTTTTGAATCTCATTATCTATAGATGCAATCTCCCCATTGTTAGCCACAAAAGATATCTCATTGGCTACAGAGAGTTTCTTCTGATCCTGTTCTTTTGCCCAGTCTATGTATGATAATTCACCAGGCGTTTTACCGATACGACCTGCAAGATTGTAGGCCATTACGGGTGCTGCTGGGCCTAACTCAGCGAATGCCTCAAGCGCTATGTCTCTCGGTCTAATTTCTTCACCCGATATTACCTGTCCCGCAAACTCACCAGTACCCCCAAGCCCTGCTTGAACCAAGGTTTCTGCCGCAGCCACCTTCATGGCTCTGTTTGTCGCT